CGTAGACTTTCCTTACCTGTGGAGAAATTCTGTGGGGGGTGTAGCCGTACACTCCCCATAGATAGCTTTAGGGTGGAGCATCCCCGAAGGCCTTACGCTGGTATCAAATGTAATACATGCAAATACAAAGAAAAATCTGACATGCATGAAAGCACCCCTCATAAGTTCATTCGCCGTGCTTTCTCACAACTTAAATCGTCAAGGGCTAGAGATACTGTAGGCCATAGAAGTTATAAGTGGGACTTAAAGGTCGAACAGTTACTAGACCTATACGATGCACAAGAGGGTAAGTGTGCCATCACTGGGATACCTATGACCCATAAGAGAATAAACGCTAGCCAAGGGGTGGATGGGAACCACAGCATAATCTCTATTGATCGAATAGATAACGACGGACATTACGAGATAAATAATATGCAGTTGGTATGCAAGAGAGTGAACCTTATGAAAGGACCCTTAGATCAGGATGTTTTCATAGACTGGTGTCGGGCGGTGGCAGAAACTAGCAATTAAGATTCAGCCTCCTGCTTGTGTGACCGATTCTGTCAGCCCCTCCTATCTTAAAGATAGTGAGGGGTTGTCTATGTCTAGAGTGTCTACTGTCTAGGAATATCTATAATGTAGCTCCGACTCGGTGACGCGGCAGGATAAAAAATCTTACAAAAATATAATAAAATTTATCAATGAACACTCGGAGCAGTGGCATTTAAATCTAGGACATGACCACATGACTGGCACTCCGCGCATACCACAGGGACCTCATCAGGCGTGAACGTCACATCTAATAATTCCCCGTCTACAGTATCCATTTCAAAGCGCACTTGATCATCAGACAAAACTATAGTCCATGAAGTACCGTCACACTGAGGACACCCAAGAACGTACCGCTTATTTTTTAAGTCTGGAAACTCTATAATATTATCGTCACTCATTTGAATCTCTCAATGCCCAGTTTTAGTACACGTTATCTATAGCACACTTTAGGATAGACAAAGCATCTACCTCATCTTCTGTTAGCTTACGTTTAAAAAGGTCGGGCCAGAGTTCTTTCATAAATCTTCTGGTCACTTCCTTTTTACAAAGCCCCCTCCCCGTAACGTGCTTCTTTACTGTTGTTACTCCGATGCCGCGATAGGGTATAGACATCTCCTCGCAGACAGTGGTTAGACACCCTCGCAATTCTCCATACACTTGGGCCGCATAGGTGGCGGAATGTTTCTGTACATTTTCAAACACCACCTCCTCTGGCTCCAATTCCCCAAACGTAGACAGTAACTCTCTTCGTAACATAAGGGGCCGCATACCAGCACCCATCTGTCTAACCTTAGAGAAATCAAGAGGCTTGGAGAAGACACTTCCGTTTTGTATCCACGCAATGCCAGATTTCGTGCCAAGGTCTACGCCGACAAGGGTTCTAGAATAGTCTGTCATCTTATACTTATAGGAAATTTATCAAGGGATTACTAGCACACAGTCTGATCGGAAGAGTGTGTGTACAACTGGTAACCAGAGATACGATGACAGTGATGACGCTGATGACACCTTTTCCTCATTTTCTTTTTTATATAAATTTATATATATTATATTTGCTTATAATAAAACACCGTCATCCTCGTCATCACTGTCATCATCCAAAGGTTTTCAATAGCTTAGACGATGACACTTACGATGACGCGATGACGGTTTATAGTTTTAATCGACAGACTTTGTGTCAATTTCGTGTTCGCCCTTGGCCTCTGCCGTCAGTATGTCACTTTGTCGGAGCCGCCGATTGGTTTCAACACGGCGTTTGTCGGGGATGACCCTCTGGTGATACAACGGGTGGGCCAAGGCTTGGGCTGAAGCAGACCGTCTTTTATTTATAAGCCTCTTTCTTGAACGCTTCACTTCTCCGTTCCTCTATCCTCATTAACCGCAATGCACGTTCATGTTTATGCCAGCAGTACTGGCCCAGACCTCCGAAGAACCTCATCAGTCTGAGCCAACAGTTAAACTTCCAACGTGTTAGCATTATCTACCGCCTCGTTGTGGGTCTCCCTATGTCTGTACTGTCAGGGACGTTATGTTGGCATCCTTTAATCTTTGCTGATCTGTCTTATAGAAGTTGTCCTCTAACTTGAGGCCAGCGTCTAACCAGCTTTTGCCTTGGTCGGTAAAATGGATGCCATACTTGGCGCGAACTGTACCACGTTTTGTCCTACCAGTCGATGAGTACGGGTACGCTTCGCTTATGCGTTTAGACAGTAATGTCGGGGATAGTTTAGTATTACGAGCATGGTCCTCCCCAAACATCTTAACCAGATAACCTTTGTATGCTGTCTGGATATCGGGGTTCTCAACCGCACAACTACTATTGGTTTTGACAAACGCTTCCGTGAGGAACTGGCTGAACGGGTCTTGGTCAATCTTAATCTCCTCTGTCTTAGCTGTTAGACATGCTGGAATCTTGAAGTAACCTCTGGCCCTTACATCAGACAGTCTGTCTATAACTTTATTTAGGATAGCGGGTAGCTCACCAATGAGTTTGTCTCTGAGTGTCGGATCATCCTCTGCGTTACTGATAACGGTATCGCATGGTACGAATAACATCCGATCATACACAGCATCCGAAGTATCTTTAATCACAGGCAACGAGTTACCAGCCATACCTACAGACATATTCACTCTGGTCTCTATCGGGGCTTTCATCTTAACCTTGATGCTTATCGGTTCGTTTGTAATGACCCTCTTCATTACTGAATCATTCAATACTTCGCCTACCGATATTTCATCAGACAGCCAGACAGCTTTATTTAATAGGGCCATAGACCCAAAGCCTTCTGTCTCTCCTAAGCTGACTGCGGTAGCCCGTGTCTCTCCAAAGATTTGTCTAGGGATATCTAGGATTGTGGACTTACCTGTTCTGCGTTCCCCGTATAGGAACAAACATTTAGATAAGGCGCGAGGTTTGTTATGGCGCATTAAAGTTGCACCCATCCATTCCTCAACAAGCTGAATAACATCCGATCTCTCGTTATCAGGGATGTGCTTCATTATCTTATCTACAGTTTGGTCCCAGATTGGGGTGGCTGTCTGGGTTGCATCCCACTCAACAGCCAACAGGTTATCCTCCCTCAAGTACCAAGTTTTCTGTACTGAGACAGGAGTATTGTTGTCTAGATCATAGGCTTGGTTGTTAGCAGTAACTATAATGTTACCGATCTTACCCCACTCTATGTCTACCTTGTTAACCTGTAGCATTACGGCTTCTAGTATCTCACCCCGCACACTCTTCGTTGGGGTCTTGCCGATCACTGTCTGATGCCACTTGTCTATGATAGTCTTGATCCATACAGGATCGCGCTCCACCCATATCCCCCGTGGCTGATACATAAACCATGTATCTTCCGTGTATAGGATATCCTCGCCGTTAGCCCTGATGTGATCTTCAATAATGCTTTCGACTACATCCATAAGATGAGGGATGATTGATGGTTTGCGCCCTTGTGCTAACTTCGCTTGCACATAGGCCTTCACTCTCTCCGTTGCAGTAGTAGGAGGGAGCGGAGCCAGTGGTAAATTAGACATTACTCTCACACTCCTTCTGGTAAATACGGTTAACGATGCTCTCCATTTCATGCACAGGTAAGGTGCATCCATGGTGTTGTAAGGTTCTTAATTGGGTATCAGGGTCAATCCCCTGTCTTGCCCACCAGCCAGCCAACTTGGTGACACAGTTGTTACGCCCACCAAACTCATTAGCTGGCCCTTCGACTGATAGATTATCAAGCACTAGCTTCCAATCCACAGTCTGTCGAACATTCCCTATCAGTCTATTTGCAAAGGCTTCGACAGGGTTCTCGTTACGCTTCAACCAATCTGCCATACTGTCAATGCTTACCTCTGCATCTTTGTTATGGCGCAAAATTGAGGCTTCCACAGGTGGGTCATACTTGTGGTTCAACGTCCCAACTAAACGTAGAGTGCTTGCAATGTGCGTGGGGGCTGGATCGCCACCTACATAGTCTGCCAGCTTGGTGTTTAGTTCTTCTACTTGAAACAAGTCTATCCCCATGGCTGGCTTATCAAGCCGCCAGTATAGATGAGTACCACCCCCACTGTTAATAAGGAATGTGGGTGTAGGTATGGGATCATTTTCATTCTCTACAAAAGAGACTTTGTCTTGAGGTCGGTCAATATCTACCCAGAGGTGACACAGTTGTTCCACATCTTTCTTAGTACATGACCGACTTTGTGTAGCCATACGGCCTTGTCGTAGGTGGATGCCCCACCCTGCTTTCTCACGTTGCTCAACCCAGTCAAAGAAATCTCCTCCTAGGTCTGCCGTGAAAGTCTCCGCTTTGTCTGCTCTAAAAGCATGAAAGACCAACTTACCGCTGGTCTGGTGCTTATAGATATCAGTCAGAAAAGTAGTCGCAGTCTGTCTGTCCATCTGTCCACTCCATTTTAATTGAATACTACCAATATAGTACCGTTGTTAGGAATTTACTAGCCACTATATATAGTGGTATAATTGGGTTGTCGGGGGTTATTCTCCCTACCTTCGACATTCCTGTAGTCTGTCATCAGGTGGGGCCTCTTATTAATTTAAGGGGCCTCACTTTTTTTATGTTTTAATGTTGCACTTTCCGGGAAGGCTTCCTATATTCATATTAGATTTTAGACCAGACAAACAGGCAAGTAGATGACAGACAGTACCACCCTCATTAAGAATTATAACCGTGCGCGGTTGGCTGAAGTTGACACCCGTCCTATTAACGATGGCTCTGCGCCACGGTGGTTGGACTGGTTGATGAATGTTGACGAGACCTTCTGGCTGTCTCCTTTCCAACATCAGATAGATGGCGTTAATCATTTCTTAAAGTCTGATGGACGCATGATGTTAGCGTGGGAGATGGGCAGTGGTAAGACTGCTGGAGCCGCCCTTATAATGAAGGCGGTTAATGCTGGACCTACTGTAATCTTTTCCCCTGCTAGTCTCATGCTCCAACATAAGAGCGAGTTGCATCGCATCTTTGGTGGGGATAAAGAGATAGTTATTTTTAAGGATAGTATTGATGTCGAATACCCCCATCACTCGATTGTTCTCGTTTCCTACCACAGAACAAAAAGGTTTAAGGAATATATCAAAACCTTGTCGTTTAGATTTGAATTTGCTGTTCTTGACGAAAGCACTTACATCAAAAACCACAAAGCCAAGAGGACGAAAGATATTGAGGCGATGCTTGAAACTATCCCTATGGTTCTTATGCTTACTGGGACTCCTATCATTAATCGCCCTGTCGATCTCTTTACTCAATTCAGAATTGCGGCCCCTCACACCTTCAAAGACTGGTGGAAGTTTACCAGACGCTACTGTAACGGTAGACAAGGGCCTTTTGGTTACCTATCGGATGGACTTACTAACGCAGGGGAACTAAGCAGTCTTGTTAAACCTTTAATGCATCGGGTACGCAAGCAAGATTGTTTAGATTTGCCTGAGAAAATCCGCACCCAAGTACCTGTACAAATTAAGCCAAAACAATATATCGACTGGCAAGAAGAGGTACAGGACTTAGGGTTACAGAAAGCGGAGAAAGCCTACGAATGGTTAACGAATTGGCTGGAGTACTCTGCCCCTGATGAAAAGATTGTAGTGTTTGGTAGGCATGTTGAGGTAGTGAAGTCTCTCCATGCTAGAGAGTACAAGAATACCAGTACCAGTTTAATCACTGGTGACACTACTCAACGGGAGCATGAGATTGAAAGGTTTAGGCAAGGCAACCGTATCCTCTTTATGACTATAGGGGCAGGGGGCCTAGGGCTTAACCTACAGTTCGCTAGTAATATGTTGTTTGTGGAGATGTCTTTCTCCCCTATGGAAATGTTACAAGCAGAAGATCGTATCCATAGGGCAGGGATGCGAGGTGGAGCTAACTATTATTACATGATATCTCGCTATACCTATGATGAGAATTTATTCCGTGGTCTTACCCGTAAGTACGCCATGGCAAACCAAGTAGTGGACGGCATCACAGACCCAGACGAAAACATATTTGCAGAGATAATGAGCCAGTCGTATAAAGGGAAAGCGTTATGACAGACACAACCACCTTCTATGCCTCAGGGTATACCACAAATAATAAGTACTACAGTAGGAAACCACCTGTGCGAGACAAGCACAGCAACTCTCTTACCGTAGAGAAGGCTCTTATGTATGCCGCTCAGTCAGAGGCCAAAGGGTATACCAATGCGGCTAAAGTATATTTAGACACAGCCCTTCGTATAGAGGCTAGTCTTTCACGGCCCTCTACGAATAATCACGAACTACTAGAAAACTCTTTGGCGGCTAGTAACCTAACTGTTTTGCTGGAGTGGTGGCCTGAGGAAGTTGCATTAACCCTTGAGGAAAACCTATCTCTGGCTAGACGTAAGAAGCAACGGCTCAAGAAACTTAGAGAAGAGGAAGAGTGTGAAGACGAAAGGATCGCGGCTTGAATAGTTTACTAAATCTAGCACGGTTTTATTCCTTTCGCCGTGTAAGATCGCTAGGGCCACTAGCGTTAATCATCCTGTGTGGTATTGCCTCCCTGCACCACAAGGTAGTCGAAGCACAGAACGTCTTGGTGGTACGTTCAATGCTCCTACAAGGATGGTATGGCGAACTTAGGAGAGGGGTTCTTGTTAGTGGCATAGCTGTTCACTCTTGGACCTCTCTCCTCTTCTTTCTTGTAAGGAAAGGAACTGTTCAATGCTTACGTTAACAGGCGTTCCCTGTAGTAAGTGTGGCGTACTTAACGCAACGGTTAAGATTAGCGGTAAGGCCTATTGCGCTCCTTGTATTATTGCTACCCACGCAATCAAAGATAAAAAGGAGAAGCCTAGTGATTAATATTGAGAGCATTATTAATGACGGTATTAATAAGTCCTCTCAGAGTAAGACATGGGGTGGGCATGACCGTAACCAGACAGTCGGTGCATCAGAGATAGGAACATGTCTCCGTAGATTAGTATTCTCTAAACATAATGCAGAGCCAGACCCTGATTTTATACAAGACTTAGGGGCGGCAGAACGAGGGAACATTATTGAAGATTGGTTAGAGCAAACCATAAAAGACAGTCTGCCCTTTACAGGTTCCTCAGGCTTAGAACTTATATGGTCTGGTGATAACCAACAGACACTGGTGCATGGTAAACAATCTGCCACCCCTGATGGATTAATAGTCCATAAGAAGGGGTTACCTTTTGAGATTTTTATTCAAGATGAGGTCGTAAAAGTTTCCTGTCTTTATGTGGAGATAAAGAGTATTGACCCTAGGCCTTTCGATAGTTTGAACCAGCCAAAACCTAACCATGTTTTACAGTGTAGACAGGGGATGCAACTTACTTACATAAAGAGTGGCGGTAAGTATACCCCTACTTACGCAATGCTTATTTATATCAATGCTAGTTTCCTTAATCAGGTAAAGATATTTAAAGTGGAGAGGGATACCAACATTGCCCTACACCTAGAGCAACGTGCCAAATCTGTATGGGATGAGTACTCTCTAGACAATCTACCTTTACCTGAGGGGAAGATAGAGGGTGGTAAAGAGTGTCAGTACTGTGCTTGGCGTAAACAATGTCAAGGCATTGAGGTTGACAGTATCCCTTCTCACGCTAACTCTAATTACGTTGAAGCAGTTGAACACCGTGTTCGGGATTTAGCTGTGCAACGAAAGAAACTTCATGCAGTAACCAAGTCTGATAGTGTTCGATTAAAAGAACTGGATCAGGAAATTATGGAAGTACTGCGCGAAGCAGACACTCGCAAGGTGTCTGGGGACTGGGGGTCCGTCACAGCCTTCAGTGCTAAAAGCCCACCGCGATATAGTCCTAGTCTGTTTGAGGAGAAGGGTCTTAACCCTAAAGACTTTCAGACAGAGGGAGACTATTCGCCAAGGCTTAACATTACTATCAAGTGACTTTGTGTAAACCAGTCTAAATGGAGTATTAGACATAATGAGTAATACAGACGTAGCAGTAGGTGGTCAGGCCACCTTTGACGTTGCCCTCGCAGACAGCTTGGTCAACGCTATTGATTCTCTCGCTGATCGTATGTCCGTGCAGGGAGTTCAGTTCGTGAAGTTCAAGCAGGGTGAATGGTTGATTGGTAAGAACCAAGATACTTTCCCTGAGAACAAGTTTGAGGGTGTCCCGAACTTGCCTGAGTTGGCTCACGGTTGGATGTGCTGGAAAGACGGGGTTCCCGTTGACGAGCATTGGGTGAAGATCGGTACTGAGTTGCCTAGTAAGGATACTCTTCCTGATCACGGTCCTTATTCTCAGGACAATGACGGATGGTCAGAGAACTTCCGTTTCGATATTAAAATTCTGGCGGCTCATGGTGTGCCAGAGGAGATCAACGCTCAATTCACTACATCTTCCAAAGGTGGGCAATCCGCTATTGGTCGTATGATGAAGCAGTGGGTGCTTGATTGTAAAAACGGTACAGCCTCAGGCGGTGTTCCTGTGGTCTTGTTCGATGTGGATTCATATCAGAACAAGAAGTACGGGGGTAAAACGATGATCCCCACTATGACTATCAGTCGGTATGTTCCGATTGAAAGTGTGTCCTCTTCCCCTGCCTCGCAGACAGAGGATGAGTTTTTCAATGCAGACGCTACTGCTCAAACTGGTAAGCCAGATTTAGAGTAGTGCCTTCTTTGGAAGAGGTTCTGGGGAGTGGCCCACAAGCCACCCCCACCTTCCACGATTTTATGGAAGGCAAGAACCTTCGCTATATAACCGATGATGGCGAATTAGAAAATATCATCGAAACTCTTAGGACCCTTACTAGTTCAAGCACCAAGGCTGAACCTCAACTTATAAGTGTCGATGTTGAGACCACCGCTGTTCAAAGTCTGCTGACTAGTTATGAGGAAAAGTTTAAGGAACACGAAGCCGCCAGAGTAGCTTTTACGGCATTTCCTACCCCAGCTAAGTGTACCCCCGAAGAGCGGATAGACCGTGAGAAATCTAAACGCACTCTTGATGGGTTGAGGGTGGAGTTAAATGCTGTTGCCAAACAGGTTAAGAAGTCGGGCCTTAATGTGTATGTCGGTCAGGTTAGACTTCTACAGTTATACTGGGGCAACAACGATGTAATTGTTATAGATCGGTGGAAGGTGTCTCCTAAATTACTAGACACGCTTGGCTCTGATATCCTTAACAAAGACAATGTAGTCTGGCTAGCTCACAACGCACAGTTCGATGTGAAGATGTTAACCCAGATGGGCATCACCCCTGCTAGACATCCTCATTGTACCTTATTACAGGCACAGGCACTGGAGAGTATAACTCAAATCCGTAAGGATTTAGCTTCACGCTGTCTCCTCATCCTTAATAAGGAACCAAACAAAGCTCAACAAGCCAGTGATTGGGGGCGTGATCCTCTAGATCAAAGTCAGTTGTACTATGCGGCTGGTGATGTGGTTGCTACATGGGAACTTCACCACGTTCAATATGGTAAAGTTTGCTCCATAAAGCGTACCCCTCAAGAAGATTGTAAGTGGGTTTATGATCTTATGCGCTCTGGTATTAGAGCCGTTAACGAAGTTATGGTAACGGGGTTAAGTTTTGATGCGGAGTCCCATAAAGACTTGGCTAGCTTACTAGAAGCTAAGTATGAGCAGGGGCGTGTCGATACCTTACAAGCGTTCAGCGAACATAGTGCAGACGGCGCACCTACCATAGAGAACCCTGCTTCTGTCTTACAAGTTGCTAAATGGTTAAGATGGCATCTTGAAACTTTCCCTCCATACAACACAGATGGATGGCCCAAGACAGACACTGGGCAATTAAGGGTAGGGAAGGAGCAGATACTAGAACATATCAAGATGCTTCCCCCTGCTAACCGTAAGCCTATGCTGGCTCTAGCGAACTGGGCTGATGCTAAGAAGAATAGTTCCACCCTTGGGACAGATTTCAAACGGTTCATCAATCCTATAAGCAACCGCATCCATGCTAACTTTAGGATCGGGGGTACAGAGACAGGTAGATTTTCTGTTACCGAGCCAGCACTCCAGACCATTAACGCCACAAAAGAATTTAGACATTTGTTTGTGTCTAAACCTAATCACAGTCTAGTTGTCTACGACTACGGACAGATCGAAGTCCGAGTTGCCGCGGCGATGGCTAACGACAAGGTGTTGCTGGATGCGATTGAACAAGGTTTAGATGTGCATACCATGACAGCTAGACATTGTTTTCGCGGTGAGTTCCCTGAGGATGTAGGGGACGAGTATTTTGGCGATGAAGGAAAAGGGAAAGTCTTTCGATCTGCCGCCAAAGCGTGTATATTCGGATTGATCTATGGTCAAGGACCGCGAGGTTTGGCGCAACGCCTTACCAGTAGTGGACACCAGACCACCCCAAATGAGGCTGGTAGAATTCAACACGATGTGTTGGACCTATACACGGGTCTCAAGCGGTGGATCAATCAGACAAGAAAACAAGCTGACGATAGTGGGTTTCTATGGACTAGCCAAGGGCGTGTCTATGCACCGTACTCTTCCTCTCAGCTTTACACCAAATCTGTTAACACCCCGTGTCAGGGTGGGGCCGCTGAGATTATGCTTTTATGTTTGTCTAGATTTCCGAAAGCGTGGGGCAACTTAAAAGCTAAACTCGTTCATGTGGTTCACGATGAACTCATTGCAGAAGTTCCAGACATAGAAGTTGAAGATGCCAAGACCATCATGGCTTCAACAATGCAATGGGCCGCAACAGAATTTTATCCAAACATCCCCCAATTCAAACTAGTCGAAGGCGGCGTAGGGAAAACTTGGGGTTCAGCTAAGTAGGGAAACTAACTATGAGTAACGCTTATAAAGCGGATACTACGGTATTCCGTGACCATCTTTCAGAGGAAATTTTCAACCATAAGTACGCCCATGAAGGGTGTGAGACTTGGCCTGATCTAGCCAACACTTTAGTGGATGATGTGTGTACTGGTTTGCTAGACAAGACTGATCTAGACACACTGAAATGGATGATCGGGACGATGAGATTCATCCCCGGTGGGAGATATCTGTATTACGCAGGACGTAAACGGAAGTTTTTCAATAACTGTTTCCTGTTGGGATGCACTGATGATACCCGTGAGCAATGGGCTAAGTCGGTTCACGATGCAACCATGTGTCTAATGACAGGTGGGGGAATTGGGATTGACTACTCTGTTCTACGAGGGGCTGGCTCTGAGTTAGGGGGTACGGGCGGTATAGCTAGTGGCCCTATAGATTTGATGAAGGCTGTCAACAACATTGGTAGAACCGTAATGCAAGGGGGTAGTCGCCGTTCTGCTATTTATGCTTCACTTTCTTGTGACCATGCGGATGTAGAAAAGTTCCTTAAAGTTAAAGATTGGCATAGCCAGCCTATACAAGGGACAGATATCACGGTGGCCCAAGCAAAGGAAGCTGACTTTAATTATGAAGCTGATCTGGATATGACAAACATCAGCATCAACTGGAACACCAGATGGTTAACGGATTACTGGGAAACAGGAGAACTGTCTAGTGTCTGGATGTCTAATGTTGAACAAGCAATGCGTACTGGAGAACCCGGATTCAGTTTTAACTTCTTCGATCAGGAGACAGAAACTCTTCGCAATGCTTGCACTGAGGTAACATCCTCTGATGACGGGGACGTATGTAACTTAGGCTCCCTTAATATGTCTCGTATAGAGAACTTGAAAGAGTTTAGCCTATGCACAGAACTTGCAACAAAGTTTCTCTTATGCGGAACCATTAAGAGCGAACTCCCTTATGATCAGATTTATAAGGTTAGGGACAAGAACAGGCGGTTGGGCCTAGGCCTCATGGGTATCCATGAATGGTTAATGCAACGGAAGATGCCTTATGGCGTTACCCCAGAACTCCGTAGATGGTTACATGTCTACAAGAAAGTGTCTGACCATACAGCACAACGGGGTGCTGACGATCTCTCAGTCAGTCAACCTGTAGCTAGACGGGCTATAGCTCCCACAGGGTCCATTGCTATTTTAGCAAGCACCACTTCTGGCATCGAACCTCTGTTCGCTGTTGCGTACAAGCGGCGGTTCTTGAAGAACAAGAAGTGGCACTATCAATACAATGTGGATGCCTCGGCTGTTAATGTTATCGAAAGATACGGGGTAGACCCTGACAAGATAGAGAGCAGTCTGAACCTTGCAGAAGAGTATGAGCGTAGGATTTCTTTCCAAGCAGACATACAGGATTTTGTAGACATGTCTATTAGCTCTACGATTAATCTCCCAGAATGGGGGACAGAGCATAACAACCCTGACAAAGTCCGTCCGTTTGCTGAAACATTAGCTAAGTATGCTCATCGTCTGCGTGGGTTCACTTGCTATCCTGATGGCAGTAGAGGTGGACAGCCTTTAACTGTAGTCCCTTACGCAGAGGCCAAAGCTAAACTTGGTGAGAACTTTGAAGAGGGTATGGAAGCTAATGATGTTTGTGAAATCACAGGTAAGGGAGGTACATGTGGGGTCTGAACCCAAACCTAATGAGCGTAACCACGATTATTACTTGCGGATGATCCAAGAAGCTAGAGCAGAACACATAGCTAAAGGTCATCTGCAAGCTGATAACGAGGATATGGTTAACTCGCCCCCTCATTATAATAAGGCAGGGATAGAAACGATAGACGCTATCCAAGCGGCGACTGATGAGGGATTTGAATATTATCTACAGGGAAACATTATTAAGTACCTCTGGAGATACAGGTATAAAAACGGTGTACAAGACTTGGAGAAAGCCCAATGGTATCTAAACAAGATGATAGAACTGAAGAAACAATAGTCTGTGATATTTCGGTGTACATAAAGAATATCCGAAGGTGGGCTTTAGAGAATAATGTGTCCCCCTATAAATTGGCTACGGAATGTTCTCTGTCTGCAAGCACGTTGCAACACATGTACAATCCTGAGTGGAACCCTACTTTCAATACATTGCGATCTATAGAAACTTTCATGTGTGAATATGATCACAGTAAGGGTGGGTCTCCTTCATCACAACTTGAATTGTTCCAGTCGTAAGACTATATTCTGAGTAGTGGTTGCCAATCGGGACCACTTACATTCAACTCGCTTAACAAGGAGTCTTTAGATGAATACTCTCTCCCTTACGTTGCCTTCTTTTCGCCCTTATTCCATTGGTTTTGACCGCATCTTTGACGAACTATCTCGTAATATGCGGATGGTCAAAGCTGAAAGTTACCCCCCTTATAACATCATAGCCGTGGATGCCTGTGCAGATCATCCTGACATGTACATTATCAGGGTGGCGTTAGCAGGGTTTTCCTCTGATGACATTGATGTGACGGAGACCGACAACAACCTCACGATCAAAACTAATCAGCACTACGATGACCGTAGGAACGAAGAGGAAGCTGACCCTACTACCTATTCCGAACTTCACAGAGGTATAGCGGAACGAAAATTCACTTTGAGTTTTCAGTTAGCCGATGATGTTCATGTCGAAGATTGCGATCTTAATAATGGGATGTTGAACATTAGAGTGTATCGACATACGCCAGAGGAGAAGAAACCTCGCGTAATAGAAATCCAAAGCTCCTAATGAAATCCTTCTTAGCTGGATGCTTTGTAGGTGCGGCCCTCCTAGTGGGGGCCGTATCCTTTGGGCCAAAGTTCTATGACCATTTACGCCCTCAACTTTACGCCATAAACTCTGAAGGCTGTCTCTCAGACTTAAAAGCTAAAGGTGTTAAATTCACTCAAGCTAGAGATGGTAGAGGCGTGTGCCGTACTCCTAACGCAGTCACAGTCCGACAGCTTGGGGCTACCAAGATAGACAAGCCTCTTACCATGACCTGTAACCTAGCTAACGATCTGGCAGACTGGTCCTCTGCTAATCAGCTTCAGAAGATATGGACTATGGGTGTTAAGTCTTGCCGTAAGAACAGGAAGAATAACACGCTATCAGAACATGCGTATGGTAACGCTATTGATATTCATAAATTGCAATATGATGGGAGGGTTCACACTGTCTCCCCCCGTACCCCTCTGTCTACGTTACATAGGTCGGCGTGTCTACACTTCGGAGTAGCTCTATCTCCGATTAGTGATCGCCTACACCACGATCATTTTCATCTAGACAGTGGCTATTATTTAGGGACGGGTAAGGTTAGATGTTTGTTGTCCTTGGCTAACAGATGAAAGTTCTCTATCTCTGAAAGCATGGGCTTATATTCTAGGCTTGAGGCAATACACGAATAGTGATCGTTCTTATGTGTCACTTCCTCTCTCATTACCTCACAATGTTCTTTCCTTTCAAATGCCGCAATCACTCTTACATGGGCATCTAAAGGATATGTAGTGAGCCAAGAGTAGACTAGGATATATACCATTTCTTATTGGGTTCGCCGCATATTCTCTCTGGCCTTACCCTTAAACTTCTCCGCTGATCTCATTGCCCCTAATCCCAAAAGACTGAGTGTCAGAGACATTAGACCCTCAGTCGGGATTATGGGTATAGCCATATCGCTTCCCGATACAGCAAGAACCCATACAAAGACAGGCTGGAACACGAACTGCCATCCCAGACCAAAGGCACATATCCATAAGATGGCTGGTCTAGCTCCGCTCACAAACAGGCTAGGATGTTTAGCGGCCTCGACGTTTGCTTGAGCTTGAGCCAAATCCAGTTGGATCATCTGGCCTTTAAGTTCGCCTTCGATCTTGGTCTTGAGGTCTTTGTCCTCAACAAATTTATCTAGGACTTTACCAGCTACACCGACTACGCTTTCCGCCAGCCCAAACATTAATAAGGGGTCTCTTTAAACTGTCCCATGTTTTGCCGTTTAAGAGCGTCCATCAACATCTGCATGAATTCGGGACTATCTAAATTATACTCTGGCATAGGAGTAGGGGTGGGGGGCGCACCGAAGTCGGGCATCGGCATCATAGGAGGAGTTCTCCATTTCGGAGGAACAGTCTCAAGGAAAGCATCGGCGGATGGTCCCATAGGAGGTCCATCACCAAAGAAAGGGGACACTTGTTGGGACCCTAACCATTTCGACATTTGATTCCACATAGTTTTTGTCCTTGTTATCCAGCGTATTTAGCGGCGTAAGGTCTTCCTCGCCACATGAACCTACCCTTCTTAACAATATCAGGGTTCTTCATTGCTTGTCTAAATGCTTGTCCAAAAGATAGTTTGTCAAAGTTTGGCTCGGCTCCTGCCGTCTGTGTGACTGGCGCGGTCTCCTTCGCCACCTTTTGAGCCTGTTGATTTGCGTCATAATCTTGGCTCTGTTGGTAAATCTTCGCCCATTCCGCACGGCCTTGTGGCGTATTAGCTTTAGAGATCGCATCATGCAGTTGTGCGTCATTGAATATCCCATACTTACTTCGTAAGAAATCACGATTCAGTCCTGACATAGCAACCTCCATCCACGCTGTGGGGTTGGTGCTAGGATTTTTCAACCACTTACCCCCATCAGGAGCGCGGCTATATCCGTGGTAATAGGATTGTCCGTCTGCTTCTTCGACCTTACTAAACGCATCTTGTGGGCCATAAGATTTCCACAGACCGCGATAATCGTAGTCTGGATCATCCATATTAGGAGGTCGCCCATGTCTGTTTTGATACTCTTGATGGAAAGGGGAATTCAAGAACCACTGTCTAAACTGAGACTCTTCATCTGGAGATAACACTGTTGCGCCTTGCCATCCCTCAGTCTCTAGCTTCTGGGTAAACACATCGTTTGGCTGTCGCACCACCTCTGCCCTTTCAGCGGCTTGGGCTGACGGCATCAGAAACTCTCCCATACGTTGCCATATAGGTTTGTCTGGAACATTAGTTAACTCAGGATTAACAGCCGAGTTAATAGGCTCTGCCACAGTCTTCCGTCCCGGAAGTCTTATGTTTACTCCAATCTTATTAACCTCGCCCGGTCTGTCTGGGACAGACATTTGCCCAAGCGTTCTAACTGCACCGTATAATCTGCTGTTCGACAAGTCCCCGTCCCAAGGTAGGATACTGCGCTCCTTACCTCCGGGAGTATGGGTAATTCTTTTATCGGTCTCAAACGGATTAAGACGGGCGGCAACATCGCCCCAGTCCATCCATCTATCCATCTTTCGACCATACTCATCTTGCTTATTAAAGTCATAGCTATCTGTTATAGAGAAGCTACCGTCTGGGTTACGGACAGCTTGGAACTGTCCTAAAGTATTCTTTATCCCACTTAGATTATCGAAGTGACTTTGGTCAGGATCGGCAAACTTGCTCTGTTTCCCTGACCATTTACTCATATCACCGTAGGTAAAGCCTTGTTTCCCTCCACGCTTTACATCGTAGGAATGTTCTAGATAATCTCTTAGTAGGTCTTGAGAGCCTTGGGACAGATCGTCTTGCGTGAACTGTTTTATGTTCATCGCATCGGGAGTTGCGGCGTTCCAAAATGCTGAACCTAACCACTTAGCGGCATCAAGGTTTACCATCTCTAATAAGCCTTCTTCTTTTTCTTCTTAGCTTTAGGTGTCATGCCGTCTTTCTTTCCGTCAGACTTCGGCTTCATACCATGTGACTTTGAAGATTTCTTTTTTCCGTATGCCATAGGACTAAACTCCATTGCTCTAACAAGTAACATGCCTATTACCAACGAGAGGTTTCCCATTGGCTAATTTTAGAAGCCACATCAAAAGAGGGACATTCTTTCGTGACCCCATCTAGATCACGATGCCCTAAGACAGTAGCATTAGGCCAGCGTGTTCGTAAGTCTATGACTATCTCTTGAAGGGATTGCCATTGAGCATCGGTAAAGTTGTCTTCAGCTTGGTCGTCATCACCTCGCCCCCCTACCATACAGACAGCTATACTTTTAGAGTTATAATTCTTTGCATGTGCGCCACTGTCTGTGTCTGGGCGACCTTGTTCTATCGTACCATCCCGGAGAATAACTTTATGGTAACCAATATCTGACCAGCCCCGCTCCTCAACGTGCCACCTCCTAATGGTAGCCGCATCAATGTCCATTGTCTCGTAAGTATCGGAACAATGAATTACTATATAATCGGTTGATCTGCGCCTAGCCATTCTTTATCTCTATCTTTCTCACAAGAAACTTCCGCTTTGATTATAGGAAGCTCCAACGATATATCCCTTATAAGTTCTGCACCCCGCATGAAACATTCTTCTTTCGTTTGATACGGACCCCTTCGATCTTCAAGAGGCCACGCAGTTCCGGGGAACAAGAGTACAAAAACTATTGTTGTCCACATAATTCTAGACAGTGTCTAAGTATAGATTCATGTCTACACAATTTCAATCCTTTGAGGTAGATTTCCACTCTCGGAGGGAAATCATTAATCTAACCGCTACCAACGCTATACCAAGGCCAACGATGATAAGCTCTCCCACGCCTGTAGCCGTGGTCAACCATGCTGGAGTAGCTATTGCCCCTGCTCCTATCCCAATGTCCATAGTGGTCTTATTCATTAATCAGGTTCCTTTTGGCGGTGCTATATACTTATGTGCGTTGTTATGTGACCTGTCATATAAATCTTTGTGGGATTTTAAGTCAGCTTCTAACTGCTGTACCCTATTCAACAATGCTCCCATCTCACGGTTAGCAATCTGTAATTCTTTAGGACTTAGGATGGTCCCAAAAATCTCAGCCTGTCTTATTAACACACCTTTGTCTTGTTCAATAGTGTCTACACGGGTGTGCAGATCATTGATGTTTTCCTTAAAGGTGGCCTCAAGGTTACGCAAATCTCGTTGCGCGGTTCCTAGAGAAGCTCTGATCATAGCCCAGCCCCCTGCTAAAGTAACTAGGATTGTGCCTAATTGAAAAAGTGTTCTAGGGTCTTCCAACATTTAACAAGTCCCAGAGGTGCAACGGTTAATCCAAATTAAATAAAACATTAGTATTGCACCACCTATTACTAATATTAATTTTAAACCTTCAAGAATCCAGTGTAGTACATGGTCCCAAAATTCTTTCTCTTGTTCTGCTTTTAACTTAGCCATTTGCTTGGCTTTTATTTCTGCTTGTCTAGCTTCTTCTTTTCTCTGTTTATATAAGTCTTGTACCTCATCCCAAGCTCCGGGGAAACGCCGATTCACAGCCCTTTCTACTTGCTGTAATACCCTCTCTGCCTGTCGTTTTTCCATCACCTCTGCGGCTATGGCGGCTAAAGAATCGTGGGCCTCATCCTCTGTGTTTCGACCAATAGTCTGTTTAAAATAGAGTTGCCATTTAGTTAGAGGTTTACTCTTGGCATGGTGAAACTTCTTTTGAACATCTTCATGCCCACGGAGGATATCAGTCAGATGATGTGTAATATCATTCACATCCTCTGCTGTATGTATCAGGTCTTTGATAGCGGTTACGCCTTGTTTCATTAAGGCTATACCAGCAATCACTTCTACCACCATGGCTCATCTCTCTTCTTTGGCGCACCGCGCCGTAGTAATCTATGCTTCAACCTTTCGCTCGACTGCGCTCGTCTTAAATTCTTTAAGGCTTCTTGTGCTTTCCGCTCACCTTCCCTTGTGTTTGGATACCAGACTTTACCTACTTTTCGCAACGATGACCATCACACATAGATCACAATTATTCGATACTATCGACATCCGTTCCCTCCTCTGCGTCAGGTGCTAGGTCAGGACGGATCGTATATTTCTCCGTATCTGTAAGTTCTATGTAACACCACTCATATTCTCCATCAGGGCCTACCCGCCACTCTGCTCTATGCGTTTCATCATTGTGGGTAGCAAAAACTTCTTTCCACCCTGCATCTTCTATTTGCTCTGCTGTAGCTGAAGAGCTTGGTCGAGTGTCCCCGTTAGACAAGATGATCCTGTCAGGTAACTCATCTATAGGTTCTTGATTGCGTAAGGACCATCTCATGCTAGTAGACCCCTATCCAAAGACTATCATCATCATCATAAGTTGAAGCCATACTCGTTGGACCTGTTAATGCGTGGGCCACCCTAATCCTATCGCCAGAAGTTATTGAGAATGTGGGACTGCGACAGAACACCGTAGACCATCTAGTGGAGCCACTTGTTTCTCGGTATAAGTAATTATTTGTTGCGGTCTGGTTCAGCGTTCCATTACCCACTGTCCAAGCAGTCGTAATATTTGTGATGCCATTGTCGGCCCCTGTGTACCAAGAGCCTGTGCTGTTTCTGAGGCCAAATTTTGTGGTCCCAACGCTTGTGGAAATTGAACTATAAGTGAGGCTGGCGGCTTGAGAAGGTGTATAGGAACCTCCTCCAATCCCTACAGTAGAAGTCCCCGTCACTTGACTTGTTGTGGTTGTCCAAGTGCTGGAACTGCCATTAAAAATCCATGTGTTTTGAACTACATTGGATGAGTTAAGATGTTGGACCCCAGCGATAGGTAGATCATTGTAGTACGTTGTAGAGGCAGTCACCTTCACACCAAGGTAAATTCGTTTGGTCCCTGACGCTGATTGTTGTATTTCACCAACATCATAAGGGCCGTTATAGTCTGAACTGTTTCCCATGTATGTCTGGGAATTTATAAACCTATTAGAAATTTCGTAGAAGCTGGAGCTTATGTCCGTCCCATATGCGATAGCATCGACTACGGTTATCGTAGGTGTCTGATCGACTACCGTACCACCATAACCCCCTACCCTCATATAAACTCGGAAGCTGTTACTCTCTGCATCTCCCGGATTTTGTTCCGCTGTAACGGTTCTTGTCACGGTCTGGGTTGGATTATCTTCCCACCCATTAAGAGCCGCCATCAGGTTTTCTCCGTCAAAGTCGGCTAGGTCCATCGTGGGTCCTGATATTGTGCCTATGGTCCAGTAAACCCAAGTGTCATTTTTCACCCCAGTACAGGTCAAGGTCCACTGGATCGTGTTACCCTCTGTGACGCTCGTCACATTACCGACTGTCGCTATTGCGTATGTAGGAATCGCGGGCCATTGACCCTCCTCTTTGGCGTGAAACTGATCATGGGTATCATAGATACCACTAAATTCACCGTCCCACTGGGAAGTGGCGTATCTATTCTCTCTTATGAACCCACCGTTCCTTCTCATTATAGCCCCCTTGGGAGATCACTATTCGGGTAAGTGCCGCTCCCCACCAGAAAGAAGGGCTTTGCTATAATCCCTACACATCCCGGTAATTTTGAAGTGGGTCTTCCATCATAGGTATTGATGACAGTCATGTTAGGTGCGTGGTAAGAGCCACCGCCGCCGCCAGCACCTCCACATCCATTGGAGTAGCCCCCACTCATACCGCCTGTATAGCCCCCCGCCCCGCCGCCATAACCACAGTTCGTGGAAGATGAACCGCCTCCTCCAAAACCTCCGAAGCCAGCAGTTCCTGTCGCTTGTCCCCCCACACAACCTTGCTTGAATCCCGCGCCAGCGGAGCCGCCAGAACGGGCTGACGAACCACCCCCACTAGTGTTGAAACCACCTCCATGCCACCCGGCAAAACGGTGATATCTGTTTGAGCCTTGGTTAACATACCAAGTGTTGTTATTCATAGTGCATCCGTTCCCTACAGACTGGTAGGTGTTCTCGGCGTTAGAAGCTCCAATATTCAGTCCTGCCGGGCCAGCGCACCCGTTATGCCCTTTCTCCCCATCGTTCCCACTCTGCCAATCAATATCGAAGGAGTTGGTGTGAAGCCCTGATCGAACATCTCCTCCTCCACCTCCCCCAACGAGTAAGGCGGTACAGGAAGAAGGGTCTGACCCAGTACTTAAAGCTATGGCAGACATACCTCCACCTCCAGCACCTGTGTTATCACTAGGCATCCCCCCACTTTGCCCCGCCATCATATAGATAGTTTCGCCCCCGTCGAAGGTGTACTCGTAACATTTTTGATATCCGAAACCGTGTGCATTATGGCTAGCATAACTACCCGAGGTGATGTCTCCCCCCATGGACCCACAGGCATACAGCACATAGTCACCCCCGGAGGGAATCTCAAAACTGTAGTAGCCAGCATAGGTTCCTGACAGAGCGACGGGGGGATAAGCGGCTGTATTAGTTACAGTCATTGTTCCCGCAGTTTGGCTAGGAGTAGAGGGAGCCTCTATGTGAATACTCACATGGGGTGCTGAATCAATACGATTGCTCTCAAGATCACTGAGGCCCTTGCCGCGATCTTGTTTCCTGTCCCCTACGATGGAATGGTTATCAAAATAGTTGAACGCCATTATTAAGCATCGTCAATTTCTTCGTAAGAAACGAAGCCAGCCAGATCACTGTTCACATTAGAGGTTAGCTGTAACTTGTCTCCTTCTAGTAGGTAGATTGATGTGTCCTTAGAGATAAGGACCAACGAGGTGCTATCAGGGACAACGATGTTTCTCGCTAGGTAGTGGCTAGCGTTAGCCATGTTCGTACCATCCCCAATCACCGCCACTGAAATATCGGTGGGGCCAGAATCGTTTGAGTCTACATTGGTGACCACAAGAGAATTGATCTTGAGGATTTTATTTGCCGCGCACGTTACAATATCGGTTCCCGTTGTAGCGATATTCGTAGCCGCCGCCGTCTTTCCATAAATACTTGTGACACCAACTATGTTAGGGTTTGCCATAACTTAATTCCTTATCCAAAGACCATAGCCATCGCTATGGCTTTGCCAGTTGTAATACCGCCGCCGCCACCGCCACTGTCGGCATCCGTTCCATTGACCCATCCAGAGCCATCATACTTCAAGACCTGTCCATTTTGAGGAGTGGAGATCGTAACGTCTGTGAGACCGCTAAGAGTAGAAGAGCCGCCGCCGCCTGAGACTGTAGCCCACGATAGTGTGCCTGACCCGTCTGTCTCTAGGACTTGGTTTGCTGATCCGTCTGCGGCTGGGAATCTAAACGCTGAGTTGAATTGTACTGCGCCCGTGTTATCGACATGGATACGGCGGGTGTCCGTGCCAATAACTATCTCACCACCAGCCGTAGCTGAATCTGGGTCCATCCCTGTACCAATGATGGTATTGTTATCGGCAGACGTTATGCTGTCGCCAGCGTCCTTGCCGATACATACATTACCTTCACCAGAGGTGATAGCAGTTAGAGTGTTGTACCCAACACCTACATTATAGTTAGCCCCCGTAACTGAACTGACACCGTGTCCAGAGAGCCTTCCTATATAGACGTTCCCTATATTGTTGCCGTGCCGTCCAGCCTCATATCCGATATTGGTATTACTGTCGCCTGTGCTGGTATCTTGTCCAGCGAAAGCACCTAGGTTGACACTGTAGCCACCTGTCGTAACAGACTTCCCGGCTCTATGACCAAGATGAACACCGAACTGAGCGGTTGTGACACCGTACCCAGCTTCAAACCCAATCGCTGTGGTGTATGCGGCTGTAGTCTGCCCACTAACCCCTCTCGCCGCGTGGTATCCTATAATGGTAGGAGAAGCTCCAGTTACATACTGAGCCGCTTGATGACCAATAAAGATTCCGTAACTTTCATTATTACTATGCCCTGCGCTGTAACCAACTCCAATGTTGCTAGCCCCGTCCTGTACACTACTAAGGCTAAAGTTACCGATCCCTATATTATAAGTTCCAGAGGTAAGTGCATCCCCCGCTCCAGAAGTACCAATAAATAAATTATCTGAGGCTGATGATAGAGTACCTGTTGAGGTAGCTCCTATCATCATACTGTCTGTGAAGTCGGTCCCGCCTTTCTTTACGTCACTCAAATCATCTAAATCAGAAGCACCACCGCCCCCACCACCTGAGACTGTTGCCCATGATACAGCACCTGATCCATTTGTTTGTAGTACCTGATTAGATGTGCCATCAGCAGTTGGAAACCTAAAGGCTGAGTTGAATTGTACGCCGCCAGAATTATCAATGTGAATACGGCGAGTGTTTGTTCCGATTACAACTTCCCCTCCAGTAGTTGCTGAGTCGGGGTCTAAGTCGTACCCAATGATCGTGTTATAGTCAGCAGAGGTTATATTATCGCCAGCTTGGTAGCCTACAGCAATATTACCCGTTCCCGAAGTAACACCTTCAAGTGCCTCAACACCCAAAGCTATGTTGTAGTCTCCTGTTGCAGTCCATAAAGCACCGCCATATCCAGCTTTGTAACCTACATAAGTATTGTAGTCTCCCGTATACATTTGAAGACCAGCAGAATGTCCAATGTAGGTAGCTCCATCACCAACGTGCCTAAACCCTGAGTCTGCGCCTAGCCCTGTATTGTATGTGCCGTTGGTAGCCCTCATTGAGTGCTTACCTATTGCAGTATTCTCATCAGTTGTTTGGATGGTACTAAGGGCTTCTTGTCCCATAGCAACATTGTTATCTCCCGATGTTAAATTAAGGAGAGAACCTTTACCTAAAGCCGCATTATAGGTTCCTGATGTAACGTTTAACCCAGTTCCAAATCCTACAAATGTGTTGTAGTCTGCATTGTTAAGTGTGCCACTAGGCGTATCCCCTAACATTAATGAGTTACTGAAATTTGTAGTATCAAATACTACGTCACTTAAATCGTTTAGACTTGAAGCACCCCCACCAGCAGTTGCCCATGACACAGTCCCAGACCCGTTGGTTTGGAGAACCTGATTAGCTGACCCATCGCTAGACGGAAGTGTAAAGGAAGCGTTGACGGTCATCTCGCCAGAACTATTGATTTTAATCCGCTCTGATCCAGCGGCTCCTATCCACACCTCCCCAGTCAGACTTGATGACCCAGAGTAATTACCGATGATTGTATTGTCGTAGCCAGTCTGTATATCCTTTCCAGCGTTCTTCCCTATAAGGATGTTTTCATAACCACTGTTGAGGTTATACCCTGCATAATATCCTACAGTAACATTACAATACCCGCCAAGTATGTTACCCCCTGAGTAACTACCCAGAGAAGTGTTCTCGTATCCAGTTGTCACATAATTTAGAGAGCTATATCCTACAGCAGTATTGTGATCTCCCTCTGTAATATCAGTGCCAGAATCTATCCCAACAAAAACATTATAGTATGCGTTGTTTAAAGTTCCTGTGCCAGAGTCGCCTAGCTTCAAACTGCTCCCGAACCCAGTACCGCCAGACTTTGCGTCACTCAGGCCGTCTATAGCAGACGCACCTCCGCTGGATACTGAAGTCCATGAGAGTGTGGTACTTCCATCTGTTGTTAGAACTTGCCCGTTAGACCCTGCACCACTAGGCCATTCCATCCCCTCAATACTAAGATTACCGCTATCATACTCAATGTGTTGTACATTAAGGGTCCCTGAGTAGAGATTCATAGTATTATAATAAGGGTTGTATGTTAGCTCACCGCTAGATGTGTAGATTGTGTTCTGACTTCCTGTACCACTTGCCCATAATAGAGAGCGATCACTGTTCCCTGAGACATCGTCTGTGACAGTAATTCCCCCAGCAGAAGCCCATGTTAGAGAGGTACTCCCGTCTGTTTGTAGGAACTCTCCACTGTTCCCTGCGGAGCTAGGCCAGTCCATCCCCTCAATACTAAGATTACCATTGGGGTAATTAATGCTCGCGGCTTCAATCATCCCGCTACCTAATTTGAGGGTATTGTATTGAGCGTTGTACGTTAGGTTACCACTGGAGTGGAAGATTTCATCTACATCTCCTGTCTGTGTACTCCATAAGACAGGCTGATCAGAAGAGTCAGTAGTATTGTTAGTGATTTGAATAGTACCCTTTGACCAAGTCACGTTGGACACGGGGCTTCCCCCGTCTGTCTTTAAGAACTGTCCAGAACTACCACCAGATGTAGGAATGTTGAAGTTGTTAAGCTGGTCAATTTCAGCGTGAGCGATGTCAATATGAGGGGCAATAAACTTTCCCCCTGACCCAAGCGTGAACTCTTTAGCATTAGCGTTCCATGCTAAATAAGTATTACTTATATATAGCGATTCATCTGTGCTAGAGGTGGCGGTCGTCCATAAGATGTTCCCTGTCGAACTAGTACTGGAGTCCTCATTAATTTCTGATTTCTCAGGATACCCAGCTATCCAATACGAGCCGTTAAATCTAATACCCTCCCCGGCACTGGCTGTGTCTGTGGAACTGTCTACGTTACTTAGCGCACTCCAGTTACTGGTACTAACTAAGAAACTAGAAGAGTTAACCCAAGACGAACCATTAAATTCCAAGCCTTGTCCAGTTGAGGGAGAACTGATGCTAGTGTCAGTTAAACCAGCGAGAGTGCCGCTAGAGCTTACAGGGACCCATGCACTTCCGTCCCAAGAAAGATTATCCCCATTGTTGGGAGACCCAGCATTAACATCCGTCAAGGAGTTAAGTGGACTTGTCGTTGTGAGTGTGGTGGTGGATTTATTCCACTGACTGCCGTCCCAATATAGGTGATCACCTGTCGAAGGAGCCATGGAATTCTGAACATTATTGAGGTCATCAAGATTGTCAGAGGTGGTAAGTACGGTGCTGTCGTTGGTCCACTGTGACCCGTTGTAGTAGAGATGGTCTCCTGTACTAGGGGTCATTGCGGCTACGTCATTGAGGTTCTCAATACTGTCATTACCAGTAAGAAAGTCACCACTCGAATTCCACTCTGATCCTGAGTAGGTCAATACGTCCCCAGAGCTTGGGGACATACTGTTATTAACATCAGAGAGGTCCGTCATAGTTGATGGGATAGTTACATCTTCGTTTCTCCAGTTACTGTTGGCACTGTCATAACGAATAAACTGATTAGCTTGTGGGGATGAGATATTCGTATCAGTTAACTCGGCAAGAGAGGTGTTCCCAATATTCCACTCTGAGCCATTCCACTTTAGAAGGTCGCCCATAGATGGCGAGAATGATCCAACATCAGTCAGGTCTTCGATAGAACTAGAGTTTGTGAGATAGGTGCTTGAATCTGCCGTCCACTCTGACCCACTCCACTTGAGGAGGTTGTTCGTGCTGGGGGACATAGAAGAGTTAACATCACTCAAATCTTTGATCGAAGACCCGCTGATAGATGTCAAGAAACTTCCGGGGTTTTGGCTATTAGACCATTCACTCCCATCCCAGTAGAGAAGGTCATTAGCACCTTTATTCATCGTCGCTACATCAGCAAGGTCTTCAATAGAGCTACCGCTTGTAAGACCGCTTTCTGCACCCCACTGAGACCCATCCCAAGTGAGGACATCTCCATTACTGGGTGTCATAGATGCTACATCATTGAGGTCTTCAATAGACTGACTACTTATAGATGTAAGATAACCGCTAGTAGCATCCCATTGACTCCCGTCCCATGCGAGGACATCCCCAGAGCTTTGTCCTGAGTACATCGCAACATCACTAAGAGAAGCAAGAGGGTTAGAACTTGTAAGATAGCCGGGTATCTCATTCTTCCACTCACCACTTGCACTGTCGTAACGGAGAATATGATCGTCTTGAATACCACTAATATTAGTGTCTGTTAGAGAGGCCAATGTAGTGGTTAAATTTAATGTCGCGTTCTTCCACTGACTACTCGCGTTGTCGTACTGGAGGACTTGATCATCTTGGATACTGGTTAAGTTGGTGTCTGTGAGAGATGCTAAAGTTGTCGTAAGGTTTAAGGTAGCCGCATCCCAGTCAGACCCATCGTACTGAAGGACCTGTCCTGATGAAGGAGACATAGAGTTGTCTACGTCAGACAACCCCGCCAACGAATAGGGCGTTCCCGCTGTTTGCCAAGATGATCCATTGTACACATACAACGTGTTATTACTTGTATTGAAGTATTGGTCTCCCACCGTAAGCGGGTCACCATTACTGTCTGTAGTAGGGTCAGTAGCAGACGCTCCAAGATATATTGCTTCAAAAGAATCCAGTGCGTTTTGCGCGGCAGTAGCAGAAGCGGCGGCGGCGGCGGCACTGTTAGTGGTAGAAGTAGCGGAAGTACTGGCGGAAGACGCAGAATTAGCGGCATCATTTGCGTAGTGTTTGGCAGAATAATGTGTAGAAGTATTCTCTCCAGTAGCCGCGAAGGTCTGCCCTATTGTAAACTCAGCAAACCTCTCAGCATCTACAGCCCTAGATTTTGCCGAGTAGCCTGTAGTAACTCCGTCACTCAGAGTGAATAACGTATTAAAAGTATGGTTAGCCCATTTCTCCGCATCATCTGCATCATTACTAGCATTTGTTGCTGAAGTGGTGGCAGAAGTCGCAGAGGCACTAGTGCTATTAATAGCAGACACAAGCTCTGTCTGATCCACTAATGTCTGTAATGCCCAGACAGTAATAGTGTCTGAGGCGGAAGCTCCTGTGTCTAAGACAATACTTGTGAGGCTTGTCGCAGTGTAGTCTGTCTGCGGGACATAGCTACCGTTTTGGAATACTTGAACCGCGTCAGCTACAGAATATGATAAGGTATTACCGTCAGCATCTGCACCAGAGAATGTAGTCTGTCCTCCTGTTGCGACATATCTATAATGCGACATACCTTCACTCTGTTTGGTAAAAGCATTAAAGATAAAGACCGCTTCATCTTTATAATCCAGTCGCTTCTCTCTGTGATTCCATGTGATAGTAATCTCAGTGGCCCCAAAGGTTGGCTCCCATGTGCCGCTATCATTGGTAAAGAGAAGTCTTCCGCCCTCTATGATTAGAAGGTGGACCCCCGCCTCAGTAGACATAGAGTTCTGGTTATCTGTAGCTTTATAGGGAAAAGAAAAAGTCTTTCCCTGTTCTAAGGGAGGTACAATAGGCTTGTTTATTTCATCTCCCACGCCATAGCGAGTAGTCTTGATTGCCATCTGTTATTTACCTCGACCCTAACTTACGCCGTTTTATTTTGCGCCGACCTCCTAAAGCCCTTCCTCTTGTACTAGATGACCCGCTACCCCTAGGGGTATAACCAGAAATGGTATTGATAGCGTCAATTCTGTACTGTCCCATAGCGTTAATCATAGGGAGACCACGGGTTAAATCATTCAAACCAGCCCTAAACTCTTTCCTAGGATCGTCTGTAAATGGAGCGTTAAGGGTCCGTCCTGTACCCCCTACAGTTCTATATAGAACATTAAGAGTTGGGATAAGGGTGGGGCCTAAGTCTAAGGTTCCTAGTCTAGACCCTGTATACATGTCTATCGCAAACTGTAAGGGACCCGCCATGTTACCCCGTTCTATCGCAAGGTACATTGTGCGTTCTGCCTGATTATCTTTACCTAGACCTATACGATTTAGATAGGGGTTTCCTTCCTCTCCCCATCGCACCCATTCACGTTGCTCGTAGGCCCAAGCACTCAAGAAACCAAACCCTGCCAACCATATTAAGGGAGAAGGGTTCCCATGTTTAATTAACTCTCTCCAAGAGCGTTGGAGTACAGTGTTGTTAAAAGTGAACACCCATGTCTTAATGTGGGCAATGAGCATAAACCGTGGATCATTCATCCAGTGGGGTCTTTTCCCCGGACTTGGAGCCATAATAATCTGACGGTTCATCTGACGAAGAGCCGCTCTAGCTACAGCATTAGAGGTGTTAGTGGGGTCATGCTTCGTGTACTTACCTAACAGGTCTGTATTAGTTTTATAATCCCAAGCGTGAACCTCTTTAAGATTTCTGATAGCAGTCTTATTCCCTTTACGAGCTTGCTTCGCCCAAGTGTCTAAGGCTTGAATACTAGCTTTAAGAGCGGCTACTTGTTGCATCTCTGTTAAAGGCTGTAGAAGGTTAGCGCGGAAGAAGACATTGTTCATCTTGTCCCATCGTACAGAGGTTAAGTCCTCTACAGCGTTTTGTAAGACGTACTGCATATCTTCAAAGATAATACCCAAGTCTTTAGCAAACTCTTTGGTATCAGTTTGGTCATATCCATAGTGTTCGCGGAACCTACTCCACCGATCTCTGGTACTAGGTTGCGGCCCATCTGCATACGTTTTACCTATGGACCTAACTGTCTTTACAGGGACCCGAAGGATTTCTCGTATCTGTGCGCCGAGGCCGTACAGCATAGGCAGTGTCCCTAGTCTGCTTCCTATAATCATAGGCTCCATAATAGAAGACCAAGCAGACATTCCTAGGAGACTTAGGTTTCCGAAAAACTTCAGCCCGTTCATAGGCTCTTTTACAGTACGATAAAACTCTCCTGTACTAATGATCCCCATATTACCCCTAATGAGAGTCATTATAGTCTGGCGTTGTTGCCCTGTTAGAGGCGGCATCCCTGCGGCAATAAGGTCTGCGTCAATCTTACCGCGAACACGGGGTGTGTTAGGGTCCGTCATGGGGACAGGGTTACCTAAATGGAGTCGCATACTTCCATCTTTATTACGATAGTAGACAATCTCACCTCTGGGATTTACCCGAACCCCTTCATGTAGAGGATTATTGAACACATCTCTTTGGTACTGGTTAACGAAGTTTGCCACAATTCTGCCATCAACTCCGAACCTGTTAGCGAAGTTAATCCTCCGCACCATGTTCGTGATGTAGCCATTCATAATCATGCCAGTATCATTGTCTAAGAAGTCTACTAACCGTAGAGTTCTGATAGAACCATCAGGCATAATTACGTCTTGTTCAGCATAAGGATCAAGATTAATAAGACGGCGAAGCTCTGGGGAAGTAAGGCTGTATGCACCTTTACGCTGTTGTGCAATATCTTGATCGTCCCGTAGGTCTAAGTTATTTCCCCATACGGGTTGATAGTGTTCGTTCTTAATCTTTTCTACAACAGTCTTTGCCGCCTCTTCTGCTCTAGCCCTCTGCCGCCCATTGGTAAACGCCCCTGTAAAGACAGACTCAAAGAACAGTTCCATGACATGGTCTTTTGCAAAACCATCCATTGTACCGTTCAACTGGTAGCGTTGAGGGAAGTAGTTCTTTATTTTAGGAGGGGGTGTTAAGCCTTGGCTAACATAGACAGCAGACAATTCCGCCCACATACGGTCTAAAAGTTTTCGCATTTGAGTAGCTTTAGCTTTAGGGAATCCTTTAGGAAGAGGTATCTTCCATTTCCCTGTCGCTTTGTCTTGATATGCATCCCTACCGCGCATGATATGAGGAAGCGCACGTTTCTGTTCCTCAGTCATACCTCTCAGAATATCACTGTATTCTTTATTATAGAGAGCAGACATTTGTTCGATCTGGGAGTTTACATCCTCAGGTGCATACCCCATCTCGCCTACGTCTACGTTACCATATTGGTCACGCTCTAATATGTTAGAGAGCGTCCATGCAGATTTCACGTTACCCGCTAATTGGCGAACTCTTTTAGCAGAACCAGTAAAGATATTCGTGAAGTTCCATGTACCGCGAGTCAGGCGGTTCATCATCTGACGCTGTTCGGCCTGAGACTTACTGTCTAGGATAGAGTATTCCCTGCTAACCTCTTCATAGTTCTTGAATAGCTCACTCGCGCTTTCAGTTTGATTCTCTGCCGCTATCTCTGGGACAGGAGTGAAGGGTCTGCCAAGGGCTTCTTGCTGATCTTTAGAAAGCTGATCCCATATTTTAGGAAGTACCGTTTTTAAGAAGTTCTGCTGTTGCAGTTCTTGTTCCCCAAAGAGGGCTAAGAGCTTGGCCTCTACCTTACGGAGATTATCAACTCTCCGTCTGTGTTCAGCCCTAATTTTTTCTGCTCTTTTAAGGACAGACTTGGGTACATCTTTCCTTTCGATCTTACCTGACTTGAACTTTCTGAAGAAGTAGAGGTTTGCGTGGTCGCCTTCAAAGAAGGCTTTCGCTTCCCTGACGTTGACCCTTGTGTCGAGGCCTGAGATTTCCGCGATTGCGACATTATGAATTCCTTCCACAAAATTCTGAATTTGCTTTTCGTACCCGATCTGCACCATAGCACCCGTCTGGGGGTCTAACCAGTGTTCGTTTGCTTCGGCTTCTACATAGTCTAATCCCGGAACGGCACGATAATCCATGGGACTTATGAAGATATCACCTAGGTCTTTAAGGTCAGTACGGTTGATAGCATCGGTAATTATTCTACGATTGAGGGTTACACCTTCAAACCCTCCAACCATGAAATCAATAGTCCACCCGTTAGCTTGACGATGTGCGCTAAGAGGTATCCCCAAAGCCGAATCTAACTGAGCAATCTCGTTTTGACCTATTTTGTCCCGATCCAGAGTACTAACAAATACCCTATAAGTTCTGGTGTACCCATCCCGCGCTTTTCTATTAGGTCTGGCGGGTAGAAGTTGGTGAGCCGCCATAGCAGACTGCTGGAATACTAAACCTAATATAGATAGGAACACCCCACGATGCTCATCATTCATACCTTTTAAAGGTAGACGGACATTCCAATTAGGCTCACCCTCAAAAGTTCCGATACCAATATCCATACGAGATAATTTCTCAGAGGAACCTGTGATGCCTTGCCAGAGATCAGTAACGATAGCTTCCCCTCTTCCCTTGTTCTTTAGAGCGGAAAGAGTTCTACGTTGAATACCATCTAAAGTTTTCTGGTACTGCGTAGTCTTCTCTAGCGTGGGTAGTATGTCAGCTACAACATCGAAAGCCTTACCGACAGGGGTATTCTTTGTTAGGGTTTCTACAGTAGCGGTAGGCCTCTGCTCAAAATCTTGGAGGGTATCCCTAAGAGCGTAAGGAACTCTGGGGTCCGAAAGAACGGCTGGCGATAATTCTCTCGCAGAGACATTAATACCAGCCTTATCCATACGATCAAAAGCCACCTCAATGACTTGATCATAGTCATCGTATTGAGACACATCTCCTTTCTTAGCGTTCAACTCAGCCCGAATAGCAATCCAGCCTAAGGCTTGTAACTGCCATGTCTCGAAAGGCTCTGCGTTGGGGTTCCGCTCTAAAAGCTCTTGGTTCAAACGATCCCTTAGTCGGATGTGGAACTCAGACAACATGTCATATAAGGAAGGAACCTTAACCCTATTACCTTGAGCATCTACTGCTGTCTTAGGAGCATTAGCCAGAACATCGCCATTCGTATTAAAGTATGCCGCTACCTGTCTATCATTAGTACTTAGAGGTATGGTGTCCGTAAGCCCCATTAAATAGTTCATAGTACCAGCGAAGTTCCCGGTCTTGTCTCCGGGGAGTCGGTCATCTGATAATGCTTTATTAACGCCAGCCCCTTGGCCCTTATCCGTTAGGTCGGTCATTATCCCTTTATTCTGGAACATCTCGGCAGTCACTGAGATCGCCCGAAGAATATTATCTAATGGCCCAGCCAAGACTGATGTAGCGGCTACCGTGTCTATGAATTTGGCAATGAACTGAGGATTGTTAAATTTCTTGAATACGTCTAGGAACCGTTCACTACTAATCTCGTACCAGAACCTTGCTCTGTCTGGCAGTTGTAGGGACTTCAACCAGAACGCATTGCCGCGAGGTCTAACCTCTTGCCCATTATTCTCTGCCGCTAGACGATCTAACAGAGCTTTTCCTTCTGGGCCATAGTCTGCAACTACCTCTTCCCACACATCAGCTACATTGAAGTTCAGTGCGTTCACAGATGCAGAGGTCTTGTCTAGGTCCAGTGACCTATAATCTGTACCGCCCACAGTCTGTTGGGGTTGTCCCGCTGGTTTAGCTCTCTGCGCTCGTCTGTGTTGCGGAATTACACTGTACTGCACAGACACTTGTTCCATCTCAGTCAAATTGACAGGAGGTCCTGTGGGGTCTAGCTCACTCCATGGAATAAACTCTTCTACATTCGTAGCGTTCTTAACGGCTTCGCTGACTTTGAGAGCTTCCTCTGTCATCTTTGCCGCATCTGCATCTGACCACAAGGACTTCTGACTAGGGATATATTCTTTCTGCCCTGCGTCCGTAAGAATCTTAGCTATACTCTCATTCCCCAAGAACCGAATGATCTTCATAGAACCAGAGATGGGCCACAGTCCTGCCGCTCCGACTTTAGCATTTGGGTTAGTCTTAAAGTTGTAGCTTTCGTTAGGCCCTATTAACCGCTCTCTAATCCCTTCACGTTGTCCATTACTGAGGATTGCAGTAGAGTCCGATTCTTTCTGTGTAGCCTTCTTCATGGTGGGAATTTCTACTTCTGCCCACACACGAATATCATTGTCGGCTTTCATTATGACATTGCCCTGTTCAAAGATAGGCAAGCCTAGTGAATGAATTCCCGGACGTTCTGCTAAATCGTTTGGCTTCTGGATTTCTGCTCTGTACCACTCACCCATGGTGAAGGCCTGTGCTTCGGTACTACGAGTTCCTGTAGAAGCTCTCGCAAATAAGGGGTAAATCAAACCCTTCTTAGACTTGAACAACCTCATTAACTTGTAGACTTTGCGAGTAGGCTTCGGAGCTTCCGATTCCTCCATAGCATTATAGACGAGGCCAATCTTACCTTTCCCTACAGGGTTAGGATCATTGATGATAGAAAACTGCACCTCATTCTCTTGCTCTGTATGGCCCTTGTTCTGGAGAAGAATACTATCCCGCCCCATATTCCAGAACCGATACTCTGTGGTTCCTGCGGGGTGAGGGTTAATAGCGGATTCTCCTTCCTCTCTTGCCGCCGCTCTGCCATCTCCCCACGCTTCTTTCGCATAAGCATCTCGACTTGCTTTGACGAACTCTTCCATGGGGTTGACAGGGTTCACATCTACGCCATAACTCCTGATGTTCTCTAAGAACCTGTTGACCATATTGGTCCCAGTTATTGTGTCGTAGAGTTCATTGAACATCCGAAGTATCTGGCGTAATAGATATTGGAATCCGCTCTCTCTATGGAGTCTTCCGCCATAGCGTTGAGTAGACATCTCAGCCAGCACCATAGCGAGAACCTCTTCAGCTTTTTTAGCCTCAGGTAAGTTCTTGTAGGCATCCGTAGTATTAACTTTCTGTTTATAGAAAGTGTTCTCAGGTAAGGCCCGATACCATTCGATCATCCCCGCCTCGGGAAGGTTCTTTAACTTTACTGCTAAGTGAACTAACTCATGGCTTAATTCATTTAGGATAGTGGCGGTATCAAGGTCTGTATTGATGGCTATGATTCTTTCGACATGTCCATCTAACTTGTTTACGAACTGCGCTAACAAGGCCGCTGTTTCGGCAGGGGTAGAAGGATCAACATCAGAAAGCCATTGAGCCAGAGACATGAGTCTAACACTATCCATCTCTGGGCCGAGAGCATCCGAATACATCTGAAGAACTTTAGCTACTCGTTTCTTCTGTGCTTGCGGGACAAACGCCAAGACCCTTTCAATGAGGGGTTCTGGACGAACACTATATTGAACATTAGGAGGGAACGGTTTCTTACTCTTTTTAGCTTTGTGACCCTGTTGCTTTAGGTCATCAATCTCAGCCTCAACCTCTGACATAATTGTAGAGTCTTTTGCATCCTCCGCTTCCTCAAAAACTTGATGAGGTACAAACTTAGTCTCGCCTTTATATTTGACGTAGACATAAATCTTCTTAGTGGCTGGCTTCTTCTTACCTTGTACTGCACCAACGAGAGCATCCACCAGCGGCCCAGTCCTAGTGGGGGTATTTCCTTGAGCTTTCTCATACTTCTTAATGAGGATATCAGTCTTAGCCTCAAGGGTTTTAGGCACTGCCTCTTCAATGCTTCTTATACCTTCCCCGAATTTCTGAGAGCGGTATAAGTCGTAGGTCTCCTTAGGAATTAGTTCATTTTTTTCTGTTAGAGGAGAATCAAATGTCCCGTCCTCCATGAGCGTTTGGAAGGACCCTATAATACTATTGAGGTAGGGGAGAGAATCCATATTAGTATCTTCGTTAAGGACGTTCTTCCCTTCATTGTAAGGAGCAAGTTTCTTATTACGTTCAATAACGCCAGCCATACGCTGGTCCCAAGTACCCTCTGTTGAGGTCTGATTGGCGTTCTCTCTAGCCATATCATAGACGCTTTCCAAATCATGCTCTTTGGCAAACGCTTCTATGCGCTCTACTTCTTTTCGGGCCGCAGATTCCGCGTCTGCTTGGGCGAGTTCTTCCGCATCCATAGACTCCAAGAGTTCTAAAGGAACGTCTGCTTTTACAGCGGCTGTCTGTGTGTCTGTGTCTACGTCTGTGTCTATGTCTACGACAGCTTCCGGGGCTGGAGCGTCTTCAGCTTCAGCTTCAGCTTCCTCCACTTCCCAGTCATTACGGACTGCACCCTGTGATATGGGAATAGTTCTAACATCCCCAGTACCTACCAGAATAGTGTCGGGTCCTGCCGCTGGTACGGCAAAAGGTCTTGAGGCTTGAGAAAGAGCCGCCGCTTCTCCTACATCAGGGCTTACTGCCTCGGCCTCTGCCCCTTTGCGTTCTAAAACCTCTTTACTCCGCTCAAGAAAACGTGCTTCAGATTCGTTATCAGCTTCCTCTTTGGCTTCCCTCTCAGCTTTCTGTTGTTCCGCTAGTTCATTGGCGGCATCAAAGTCTGCCTTTTGCTGATCTACATCTGTCTGGATAACACTAGCATCAGGCGCACGGGGGTCCGATTGATCAGTCAGTCTCAACTCTGAGGGAGGAAGCTGTAAGGTCTCATCAAACCTACGCTTAACTTCATAGATACGTTTCAGATGATCGGGGTCATTCAACAACATATTAGTAGGTAACGGGACAGAGATATCCTCCAACTCCCCAGAAGCTACTGATACATCACGATACCCCTTCGCTTTGTTAGTCTGATCGTACACCCTAATCCAGTTGGGGTTCCCCGGTTTCGGCTGGAAGGCTTCTCCATTACGATCTAGCCAGACCCGATACGTTATTCCTTTAGAGGTGAAAATCTTGTTAGGACGAGTAGCAATCCGCACTGGGTCCATCAGACTTTTCAGTAACCACAGGCGTTCTTTAGCATCCGCATACAATGCTTGGTTCTTCTGGGAGTTTCGTTCTTGTATGGGGAGAGCATTGATCCGATCTATAATAGCGTCTGCTTCCCCCAACCACTGAAGGAAGTTAATAGCGTTATCAAACTTCACATCGCCTGTGTACTCAGGCTCTGTCTGACGAAGTTCTGCATCTTTGGCGGCTAGACGTTCAATCTGTTCTTGGACAAAACTAGCCCGACTGGTTTTATTCTCAGGGAACCATGGGCTAGCCCACTCACTAGCCGCATGTTGGTTACGAGCTTCCGCTTCAGCTTGAGCATCAGCCTCATTATCGAAAACCATGGATAGGTCAACAGCCGTTTCCTCGTTTGACGGAGTAGGTTTACCGTCTACTAAGGCTTGTTGAGCCTCTATCTGAGCTTCAACTTCTCGTATCTTTTCGTAGATTTTCGCTATAGCCGCATCAGGACGGCCTTGGCCTTCGGCTATATTAGCTCGTTGTTCTAGTTGTTGTAGTTGTTGAACGAGTTGGTCTAGCCCAGACTGAAGTTGGTCTTTGGTCTCAGGAGCCAAGAAAGTTCCTGTCTCATAGACCTGAGACTCGTTCCTATCTCTGACCACAAATGTGCCGTCAGGTTGTGGCATGACTTGGAATCTTGGCCCCTCCAACTGAAGGGGAGCAGGGACGAGAGGAGCGGATTGATCAGGTTCTGGATCAAACGCAGGGGCATACACAAAAGTATTTTCGCCGTCAGTTCCGGGAGTTCCGTCCTCGTTAGGGCCTAAAGCCTGTCTCCGTTTGTACCTCTGGAACATCATCCCACCCCCTGTAGTGGGGATGTCAAAGAGGATAGAGCCTACAACGGCATCAACGGAGCCTTGATGAAGAACTCTGGCAGGGTCATAAGAATTTTTTGCTATAACATTAGAGGTGACCGTATCCACTAACTCTAAGGATGGTTGCACGATTAGAGTCTGTTGAAGTAACTGCTTCTTAATAGTTGTCTTTACAGCTTCTCCAGCGGGGGCAGACCATATAACTCTAGGGACAGCGCGACTAATCCCACTAACAGTGGCTCGTCCTGCTGTTGCTGTCGCACCACTAGCTAGACGTAGAGGAGCAACGAAGACAGCTAAAGAGGCTATCGCGCCAGACTTAGCGGCATCCACATCCGCAACTTCTCTAGCTTTCTCGTATGCCTCTCGTCCTCCGAACCCTTTCTGACGATACATAAAGTATGCATCAGTGAGTGTCCCACCAAGAGTCTGTAAATATACATGTGCGCCACTTCCTCCAGCCGCACCAACTAAGGCTCCTCCCCCTGCACCAATCAATGCTTTAGGCCCTGCCCAAGCAGTGTACATAGCCCCTGTTTTGGCCCCTACCCCTGTGCCGACTGCCATGCTTTCCAGCATAGGTAGTTGCCCACCAGCAAAATTCCCCCAGTAATCACGATCAAAGAAACGGTGTTTCCCTGTGAAGAATTGTTTAGCCCCTTCTGACCATGTCTTCGCTTCTGCTGTCCAGAGTTCTGGGTCTACATCTAGACCATTTGCCCTCCGCTGGTACTTCTGCTCTAGAGATACCATAAGATCGTCTTCGTTTCCTTGGACAGCCGTTAAGCCTATACCAACATCTTTCCAAGCATTGCTGTGGGCGCGAGCAAAAGAATCAGAAAAATCACCATCTTGAATATCATCAGGGCCTTGGACGGTTCCTGTGGTTCCCTTCTCCCCGGCAAGAGGTGCATAATCTGGGAACCCGCTGGCAATCTCAGCAAGACCATCCGCCATACCAGACCCTTTAATTTGCCCAAAAGGTCCTGTCTTAGGACGGGTAGCATCCAAGAAAGCCTGTGCCTTACCAGCGGGGTACATCCCCTCTAGTTGCTTCTTAGAGGCTTCAAGCCGATCTGAAGCCGCCCGTGTTGTCGGGTTGGTAAAGAGGTCGTCCGTATTGTCAGCCATTACATGCCGCCTGATATTCGCTGGAATAGGATTCTTGCTGTCTGAGGAGGATACTTCTTAGCTAAATCTTGTTGAACCTTTTGCAGAGCCTTACGTCTTTGCGAAGGGGACGTAATACGCTGAAGGCTCTGTCTAATCCTATTGATCTCTGCACCCACAGAACCACCGAAAGTGTAACTAGGCTGGTCACCAAACCACCCCCGATACCATGGACGAGCATCATCAGTCACAATAGGAGCGTAATCTTGCATCCACTGATTAAGGAAAGCCTTTACTTTACTAGGGTCTTTAAGAATATCAGGACGAGAACGTAAGGCTTCTTCTGCCATTCCAGAAAGCTCGGCATACAAAGGTTGAGCGTCTGAAGTAAGTTCATCACCAGAGAAGAGGTCGGAAGCATTTCCATCCCCTAAAGGATGGGTAAAAGCCGTAGTCACTGCCTCACTGACTGCATCAGTAATCTTTGAATCTTCGGACCAAGTAATAGGTTTAGGCTGGGCTTTCGACAGAGCCTGTAATTCCGCTCTGTAATTCTGACCTCCCTGTATAGCATTAGCTAGAGCGTACTTAGCATTTAACTTCTCTAAGTCATGCCACCTATCATAACGAGTTGCGGCTTCAGCTTTCTCTTTGGCATTAAGGGCATGTTGCATCCCCCCTGCAAGAGTGCCTAACCTATCTACTACCGTTGTCCACTCAGGCATACCGCCCTCCTTAAACTATAGATTTAACAGCCGCCGCCGCCGCATTTTGGAAGTTAGACCCAGAACCTTGAGCTACGTTAGCCGCCGCGAGAGCGTTCTTACCAGCGTAAGCCTCTGCTTGCATCAGGCTTCTTTGGTAGTTGGCATAGGCTTGATAAGCATCAGACTTAATATTCGCTTTAAGTTTAGCTTTCGCTTTGGCAAGGGAAGCTCTACCAGAAGCGGCGACAGTAGTGTCGTTCATACCTCTACGAGCCATGGTTGCCGTAAAATCGGCTTCCGCTTTAGCGAAATGTTTATCAAGTTCATCCTCTTTATCTTGGATATAAGCACCCTGCCATTCTTGGGCGAATCCAGAAGATGGGTCTAGTCGTTGACGATAATAAGCCATCTCCGTTGCGTATGCAGAAGCGGCATCTTCGTCACGGGTATCCGTAAAAGAAGTCATAATAGCGTTAGCTATAGCTAAAGTAGCTAGAGGTTTATCCATAGCTTTCTGGAACACATTATTCATAAAGCCTTTAAAGTCTTTAGATGCCGCCTTCTGTGTGTTTTCCGCTACCTGTCCCGCGATACGTTGAGCCGCTGATTGCCCTAGATGTGCAGAAGGAACGGCACTGACTCTTTGTTCGATACTATTATTAAGGGCAGGACCGAGGGAGTCTGCTTGAAGGTTGGTGTTAATCCCCTGCCTCAAGTCTCCGGGCTGTAGACCTGATATCCAAGGAGACTCAGGTGATGATAGTGTATCAATATCATGGCCTCCCCCAAGGCGTGGGGTTCCCTCACCACCAGATAAGTTGTTCCTCTGGTCTCTCAGCGGATTCATAAAACCATCACTGTTGTGAGTTGTCCCATCGTGCAACATACCCGATGGCTTCGCCACGGTATTCGCACGAAAAGCCGCTTTTCTTTGTTCTAAACTACTACGATTAACTTGCTCGCCGCCCGTCGTAGAAGAAGAAGTAGTAGTAAGAAGGGGTGCGGCATACCGATCCTCCTCACTCTGAATGATCGGTACACCGTCCCCTTGTGAAGTTGTGGTGTTAGCATCCACTTGAGGACGTGGTTTTACAAGGCTGATAGGTGCTGAGATGGCAGTTTGACCGGGCTGTTGACCCCCAAAAAATGCGCTTACGCCAGAACCAAATCCCGGAGGTGCTTTCATAACTCTATCGTAGCTTTGTCCGAAAGTTCCGAAGTTTCCTATACCACCGATCTTGTTCTTCTGAAGAACTCCATAACCACCTAAAGCCGCTTGAGGAATAGACCAAGCATCTCTGGCAGAGGCCGCACTAACTAGATTGCCTATCCCTGCCCCTGTGGTAAGAACATTAGACCAATCCGTTCCCCCTTCATCGCTATTGTCAAAGCTATCGAAGAGGCCAGCCCCGCCAGCCGCAGAAGCTACGCCCAAGCCTATACGGACTGCTGGCTTACTAAAGAAATCAGTTACTTTATCAAAAACACCCATGATGCACCTATGCCGCCGCTCTCATTCGTCCCGCTCTAGGGGACCCATATAAGGAGCCAATAGAGGCTCCGTCCAAACTATCAGTCACCCCTGAGAAGGGGCTAGTCATACCATACGGAAGTCTCTTGCCCTCAGGATCACCGAAGGAGGTCATACTCAAGGGCATGGTCTCCGAGACTGAACTCGTCATCAACGGAGTTGATGTCCGTGTTGGTACGTTTTCTGCCAAAATTCTCTTTATCGGTTCTGGGTCGGGAGAGTCATCACCTGACCCGTAGTTTCCTCCAAAGGGATCACTGGCCCCTGTTGTAGAAGTACCACCACTAGAGGAAGGAGGAGGGGCCTGACCACTACCATCGTTAGGACCTCTAATACCGAGTTCTCCCCAAATATTCATATGAGCAGGGTTCGGGGTATTCAGCCCTAGGTTTCGATTAACACCAGCCATCATTTGATTTACAGGTTCCATAAGGTCAGGCTTATCTAATAAATCGCCTGTAACAAAGTCGGCTCCCTTCTTAGCCGCTGATGCCGCACCTAAGACCGCGCTTACGTTGGAGAACGCCTTACCCACATTTCCGGGAAGCATCGTTCCCATACCAATGATACTAGGTATAGCCTCTCCCACAGTCTTAGCTTTAGATATGTTATACAACCCTATAGGGATAGCTAGGGCTGGAACTTTGGTTACAAGGATAGTCTTAAAGATACTCAGAAAAGCGTCAAGAACCTTACCGCCCCAGCTACTCTTTGTGGGGTCTGTAACTTCCATACCTCCCCAGAAACCTTCACTGCGTTGTTGTCCGTACTCTTTACCTGTCTCGGGGTCCCAGACACTAGTTAGACCAGCTTCCTCGCCTTGTTCTCCTTCAGTCGCACTCTCGTTACCCATAGAGGCTGAGTGTTCGTCAGTGTAGGCTTCTCCATAAGCATCGAAGTCATCCATCTCCTGACCATCAGCTTCGGTACTTGCATCTGTACCTGTAACTGAACCAGAAGTATCTTCAGCAGTGAGGCCACCGTCTTGGTCATCAGCCCCACCATCTTCACCACCGTCAGACCCAAAGCAACAGTGTCTAGCCTCGTACTCATTAAAGCCTAACTCTTCCCACGGCTTCTGAAGTGGATTGTCCGTCCACATCGGTCTACGCCAGTCAAACATAAGCAGACCTCACACCTTTGTGGGATTTGTTATCTTTCTTCCAGAAGGCCCCGCCCTGATAAACCCTATCAGCAAACCGCTCACGAAGGTAGCGGATCATCTTCCGAGGCAAACCTTTAGGCGCATCGGCACGGGTGCAAACATCCATAATCCACAGTCTGTTACCTGAGTGGAAATCGGATGGTCGGAGTAGTCGGAAGTTATGGACAAAGGAGTTATGCGCTTCCTCATCGAAAAATGCCCAAGTCACAAACCCGACAGGCTTCTTAGCATACCGAAAGATTTTGTATTGGTTGAGAAGAACAGCAGGAGCAATCACTCTTTTAATAGAGCGAAGAGGCCACCCTCCATAGTGAGGACAGGCAGACATAAGAGAAACTATATCATACATGTCACGTTTATAAGCCAAGCTGTCAGACCTTGGGTTCTTACCGCACCCACAAGTAACTTCGGTGGGGGTTAAAGGAATAAACTTATCTGGAGAGTCGTATTTCTCTAACGGCAACATTCAAATATCCAATCAAGTTTAGATATTCTCGTCTGACAGTTGCCTCGTAGAATACATTAAGTATGAAGTAGTATAAGGTTTTTCTTACTTTGTATCAACTATTAAGCCAAAATCAGTAATCACAACTTGGCCTTCTACCCCAGCCGCTGTAGTTGCCTGTACGCTAAGACCTTTAGCTCTGATAGCTAGTGGAACTTCAACAGGTCTTACCCCCGTAAAATTAGTATCCCCTGTCCCAGCATCGTAGGTTGCAACCCTATCTTTTGGAGGGGGTGTGATTATACGAGTGTCCCGTAGATTATTAGCTTCATCATAAAATTTTAAAGTAAGCGTAGCTTCATAATCTTTGGGGGAGGTCGTAATTCCTTCGTCTTGCCAACACCGTAAGACGAATCTTTTGTAATATTTATAAGTATCTGGTGTGCCTTGCCAGAGGGTAGGTGTCCTAAAATCGAAGCCTTGGGACTTACCAAACTTACCGAATAAACCAGAGGCAGAGTAAGACTGGGAGACTGCGCTGGTATCCTCTAAATCAGTTCCCGTATATAGCGCATAATAGTTTGCTCCCGTGACAGTGTTTGCCACACCACTGTTGTACCACTGGGATACAACCTCGCCGCTAGTTGGGTTAGTACGGTCATACCGATACTCATCCGCCATAACTTGCATATATGACCCGCAAGTTGGACCTTCATGGGAAGAAGGAGAAGAAGAAAAACTAATATGGATAGCCTGACCAGTGGGCTTGGGTTGGTAGGTCATAGAGATACTAGAGGCCTTCTTATGCGGCTCTAAAGGATCGGGAAAGAACACATGATAGATTCCTATATCCGCATCAAAGAACGCTTGAGGTTCTAAGTAAGCAAAAGGCCAGTTAGCAAAGCCATCGCGTATAGGTGTACCGTTGGCGTGTAGTTTAGTTGCATCAACTAGCTCGGTGGTCTGAGAGGAAGCATCGGATGCTGGTAGGTTATTCGCCACCGAGCCAAGTTGTAGGCCGGGTCCAAATGAGGCATCAAAGGAGTCGGAAGTGTCCTCATCATTATACTTACCGACATTCGTATTGGGGTGACACTCTGCTACTCGTTGCGTAAATAAAGGCGTTATCTGCGCGGATAGAAGTTTACTCTCAAGCGTCAAACCAGACATTGCACGGCGAAGAGTGTGGATGCCATACTTACTACAGAAGAGAAGTTCCTGTCCTACGTTGACAACTGTATTACGTCCAAACAACCCAATGTTCACACGGAAGTCAGTAGCCAATATCCACTTATTGATGTCTGTGTCTGTAATATAAACTAAGATTTCGTTCTGCCCAAAGACGACTAGCTTGTCCCCTTCTAATACACCAAGGCCGACGATCCTGTCGCGGGTTTGGAATTGGTTACGAACATCAATGACAGCCCCATCCGTAGCTAGAGCCGTATCCCCACCACTGGTGTTAGTTCTCCAATCGTCAATCCGCCCTAATGCGCTAATGTGAAGTTCAGTGTCCCTTCGTGAATTATTTACACCAGTACCAATTAGGTCAGCAACAACCAGTCTGTCTTGGATCACAACAGCAGAACCCCCCTTTGGGAAATTTCCAAGTTCCCCTAAGAGAGTGACCGAGGCATAGTAAGCGGCACTAGTGTTTGCTACATGAGAAAAGTAATTTCCGTCTGGCTTTTTTAAACGGAACGTAGCTTGGTCACCACTCATGGCAAAGTCAGAGACCGTATAAACCATGTCGGGTTCAAGACCTGTTTTAGCCGTGAAGCCTGTGGCAGAGTCATCCCGATCAAGATAATTACCCACCGTCAACTTCTGTCCATCAGCTATCGTGTTTCCTATGGTAGTTGTACTCTCCGTACATACACCCCCCGCAGAGATTTCCCCAATGACATACGTCATCTCGACATTGTTACGGGCATACCGCCAGCGGTTGACGGTCCCGGTTGATGTATCAGCCGTTCCCCCAACATACATAATGGGGTCCCATCCACGCATAAAGAAATAAGTATCACGAAGGAAGCGAGCAGAAGCAGGGGGGTGGTAATTGATAGGAACAAGCGTCTTTGAGGAAGTATAATCAGACCAGCCGTGGTAGAACCCTGTCGTATCAGAGGATGACTCTGCCGCAGAATTGGCGGCGGCAGTAACCCAGTTCCACTCTATGCCACAAGACTTGGAATTCCCTGTAGCATCTCCGCGAAGGTCTTGAAACTCAACCCACTGATATTCATACCCAGCGATACGGGAGGAATCCCCTATATAAAAATCGGGGATAGAAGAAGAATAATTAAACCTATTCGTTGTCCCTGTATTAAAGTTAGCCTCATTCTCCCCATACCATATACTACTTCGCTCAAAAGGAATTAGAGCATGGGCATCATTCGGGCTGTCGTAGGAGGCATTAACAATATTACTGATAGCTCCACCGCTGGGAGTCTCTTCCAGTTGGACAGTCTCATCAGTCCTATTACAAATATAATAAGTTTTACCGACAATAAGATTGAGATACCGCACCAGCGGTAATTGATCCTCACCACTGGAAGTTGTGCCAAGGGGTAGGTAATAGACCTTCTCTCCGTTTTGGAGTCCGTGATTCTGTCCACTAGCGGCGAGAGTAATTGTATTATTTGCCCCACCGTATAGATAATTAACTGCCCATGTAATGAAGGTGTAGATATCATCGTAATCCGAAGAATTCGTTTGGTGAAAGATACATCTTGAGACACCACCAAAGTAGCCCCGAAGGATGTTATTCCTTGTGTGAACTACAGTGCAGTGGGAGTAAGCAAATTTACCTTTAGCGTCACCCTCTGCCCATGTACCCATTTGGGAGGGCATTGTTACGCTAGCCCCACTTGGTCTGTAGGTATAAGAAAGTGTGTCTTCCGCACCCGCAACAACACCACTAACACCTGAGGTTGCGGAGTTTGGTGCGCCCGTGAAGCCGGGGCCTTTGTGTACTTGTCCTCTAAAATCTACATAAGCGTTACTCAATATGTGCTGGTAACGCTCGCTCATGTTGTCGAAGCTGGTAATCGAATCCAAGCCGAGGAACTTACCGTAAGGAAATAGCTTACGAGGCATTAGGTGTACTCGCTAATTTCTACCGTCAGGTTCCCTTGAACATTAACAATAGAGCCTAACCACGAATTCATTGAAAGCGTATATTCATTTTGCGCTAACGTAATTAGCCCTGCGTTATTAGTGTCAGAATCATCTTTCATAAAATAACTCTTGATACCTAAAACCATTACTTCGTCATCAATAGGTCTATAGGTATCACTGCTTAACTCAGTATATCGTTTTATTCTCGTTTTGTAGGGATGGGACACCACTGCATCTGTAACTGTAACACCAGCCGTGTCTGCTAATCTCCAAGAGTTTGAGACTGTATTACCAGAACTGTCGGTAGTCTGGCGAATTACAAAAGTGTAGAGGTCTCCAGCAGTAGTTGCGGATTGCCCTCCACTCTCAGCACTAAACCCTGCACCAGCTACTTTGACTGGAGTATATGTGTTGAAGGTTACCGTAGGAGTTCCTGTAAGAACTAGGGTTTGGCTGTCAGCAGTGATAGAACCTTGCTGATCATCGTAAGCCCCATCCAGTAAATCCAGAAACATTGGATGACGATTTACATCTGTGACTACACGATTAGCGTAATTAAGGAATCTTTGTTGGTTAGCAGTAATAAAGTAAGAAGCCTCTGCGTCCCCTAGTTCTTGCATAGCATTTTGTGCAAGATAAAGACCGCCAGAGAAATCCCCTCTATCGCTAGATTGACTAATATTAAGTGATGTACTCATCGCAACTCTACAGTCACCTCAGTTATCTTACCCTGATTGAGGAATGGGTGAGTCCGTAACAACTCGGCTTGCTCTTCAGAAACCACAGCGTAATGGTCATTAAAGATAACATTCTCCCCTCTAATAGGAATAGTCAGGTGAGGACGTACATTAACACGAAAGACATACTCCCCTTTAGCATCTTCCATTAAAGCCACCAACTCTTCATAATTAGCCTTCGCTTCTAATTGATCATTCACCAGAATCGACTCTTCGGAAGCTAGGAGAGACCCGTTTGCATAATGACTAGTCTGCCTAATAAGCTCCCCGATCTCATGGGGAACCTCTAACCTACCTTTGTAGAAGACATAATCCTTATTTCGTATAGTGATAGATTTCATCTTCTTAGTGTAGAAGACTTGATCCTTGGGAGTGTTGGGCTGAGTATCTTTCTTTTTCCTTGCTGGCATCTAAGACTCCATGTCCACAAACAAAAACGACCTCCAAAGAATACTCTTTAGAGGCCGTTTTGTCTAGGAATTGTCTAGCCTTAGGTTACGGCGCAACACTCCAGTTGAGAATACCCGCATGGGTTTTCTCTTGGAGAAGTTCCAAACCACACTCGGTGAGGTACTCGTCCGTTACTCCGTCTTCACCAGCGGTCTGACGATCCTTCAAAAGTTGAGTATCGTCAATGAACCGATAGCGAAGGTCCTTGGTGTCGAGAATAATCATGTTGTTCTCGAAACCACTGATCTGACGGAACATGGGGTGTGTCTTAACCTGTAGAGTTCCAGCGAAAGTCTTATAGGTCTGAAGAGAGATACCATAAGAGGAGTCGCTATAGTCTACTGGTTGCCAGCGAGCTTTACCGATCTGCTGAAGGAAGTTAGCAACTTTCCATCCGCAGAGGGCCAGCTTCTCGCTGGAGCCGAAAGCGAAGGCTTTCTCTGCCAAGAACGTATCCAGTTCAGCTTCCGTCACCTTATTGTTGGTGGCAAAAGCCGAAGCCGCATCACTCATGTTCGTTGTAACAGAGGTGAAAATACCTTCGGTAGTACGTTCCGTAAGAGCCGCCGCATCAGTGCTTTTCTTACCGAACATGAACGCACGTTCCATGGAAACCATATGCTCTTTAAGAGCGTCACGGCTCTTTTCAAGATACTGGTCCCCAGTACGGAAGTTGGTGTGCATAGCAGTACGAGAGATGCTATATGGAGTACGGAAAATCTGCGTGTAGTTCTCCGTAGATGAGGCATCATAACTGATGGCACTCGGCAATGCCGCACCTTCAGCGTTTGAATTACCGATCATATAGATCACATCGGCGGCTGTCATGTTTACACCCGTACCACTATTACCGACACCGCGTTCAATGACGGCCTCGGCTCCAGTGATAGAAGTGATTCGGAAGACTTCGTCTGTTGAAGCGTTCTTCCAGAGTTGTCCAGCCCGACAGAACTCAGCATCAGCAGATGCGCCGAATTCCAAACCAGTGTCACTGGTACTACCAATAGCACCTGATCCGACCTTCACCGTGCCAGTCCAGTTGGGCATGTCTTTACGGAAGTTGTGATACTCCGGGTCATCTGTTTTCTCAGATGGGAGCATGGAGAGGATAGCAGTAAGAGGTGCAGAACCGTTAGGCTCCAGCATCAAGTACTTCTGTCTCCAGTTTTCGGGGCGATGATCCGCCGCAAACGAACCAGTACCCCTCATACCTAATGTAGCCATAAAAACCTCCATGGCGTTTGAGGGTTAAAGATTAAATTCGCTACGGTGGCTCCGAAGTTATCTAGCGGAATAACAGTGAGTTTCCTTGATCGGGTCTTGACTGCTAAACGGCAAACCTAGGTAAGCCTGTGTAGTGATCGAATTGTAGCAAAAACAAATCTAATTGTTAAGAATTAAATTAGATTCATTATCTCATCATTAAAGTCCTTAGGAGGAGGACCTCCCGGAGCATCACTACCCCGACTGGCAACCGTTTCTCCTCCAGCACGTTGAATAGTCTTTTCGACATTACGCTTCATAGCCGCTTGCTCCTGCGTATTTCTATTTCCAGTAGCAATAGCATGGTAATCCCGAATGGACTTATCCATCGCTTTAGGATTTGCACTAATGATTTCTTTGTATCCCGGAATGAACTGCTCCTGCTCTTCCACCCAACTAATATAGTCATTGAACTCTTGTTCAGTGTCTATCCCTAGTTCTTGAGCGGTAGCAGAAGCCGTGGAGTCCACTAGACTGCGCTGGCTTTGTATCACATTCTGGGCTTGTTGTTGTTTGAAAGCCTCAATATCTGACATCATGGATGGCAACATACTAGCTATCGTGGACATTTGATCTCCATACAGAATCATATTCTGCATAGAAGCCATGGCATCCTCTGTAGGAGTCAACCCATTATCATCAAAGAAGGCTTGAGCCTTTTGCCGTGCATCCTCTTTACTAGCTTGATTCTGCATCTGCATAACTTCTGGGTTAACCTGAGGTGCTTGGACAGGAGCTTCTTGAGGAGAAGCAGAATTGTCCACGCCTTGAGATAACGCACCGAAGTTCTGCGCCATCATTAATGCGATTCGTTCGGGGTCTTTCTCCCCCGTTTGCTCCGAGAGCTTACGAGCCAACTCAAGGATAGGACCATACTTGTTGTCCATCATCTTGAATTGTTGAACCATGGTAATCGCATCTGCTTCGGGAATCTCTTCCTCTTTGCCCCGATATTTAATCTTGAGCATACGATCAATAGCACCCTCGGCATCCTCGCCAAGCTCTTGCTGGTTCGCATCCTCAGGTTGACGATCCTCTCTAGGATCAACATCCTGCATCACCTCAAAATCGTAGTCGGCTTCTAACCTGTCGTTAGCATACAACCTGTCTGCCGCACGAAGCCCATCCTTATCTGGGTTGGCCTCTGCGTCTGACGGAGGTTGAGGGGCGTTCTCAGGGGGGTTCGCCGCTTGATTAGGATCGGTGATTGCACCAGAACCTTTGTTCTTCATGGCAGTGACTTCTGCCTCACTCTTGTTCGTAGGGGCCATTCTCTAGTTCCTCTTCCGTTTCAGCTTGCTTGATCAAAAGATCAGGCAAATTCAACGCAGTTTGAAATGCGCTCATTACACTTGCATATACTCTAAGCTCTTTCTCATCCGAGTTTGCATTTTGCATAAGAGCTTGAAGTACTCGGTTAAATTCTCCTGTCAGGGATTCAGTGTAAATTTGGAAGAAAGGTTCCTTCCGTAATTTCTCAAACCCTGCTTTTAGTTCTCCACTAGTCCGTTTAGGCATTAAGGCATCACCTCTGCTGGAGCGGCAAGATCAGGTTCTGGGCCAATAGGAGGTTGTCCTATTCCCATCTCCTGTTGAGCTTGTTGCATTGGAAGGATATTTCCTGCCGCTAATTCCTGTTGTATCTGCTCATCTGGCATCATCTGTTGAGGAGCCGCCTTCCAATTCTCTACATCTGAGAAGCCGAAGCTCTCAATCAGACGTTCTACAAATTTACTCATATCCCATCCTTGGGACGCACCTGTCTCTGTCAACACCCTAATAGCCCTAGTAATATTCTCGGAGTTCTCTTCTGGGCTAGTGGGTAACGTACCGTCTACCACAACATAATCGAAATCGCCAAGTATTTCTGACCTGTTATAAGAGACCATACCCTGAGGATTCTCAGGAGTTACTTCCTCTTGGAGAGATACAGTTCCGCCATCAATCTGGAAGTACTGAAGGTTACTGACCATCTGACGGACCAGAGGTCTCATTGTGCTTGCAGAAAGTAGCCGTGCTTGCATCCCTAACCGTTGTTGTCCTAGAGAAGTAAGTCGAGCAATCTCAGTAGCAGTACGCTGAGTCTCTGCTTGAATTCCTTGCGCTGTGTCGCTAGCCGCCGCTACCCTCTGCATAAGTTGCCCTGCGGTATCCATGTCTTGCCAATAGTTCCTAGTGGCATCAGGAATAGTTAGAGGCATCAGAGCCTCAGAAGGGTTAGACCCCGGAAGAGTACGGATAAGTCTTGCCGCATTAGGATCAAGGATATCCCTAATATTCACACGGTTCGGATCAACAACCAAACGGTTCTGTACAATGCTCTGCACATTTTCAACACGGGTACGGAGTAGCCAATCTTGATAACGCTGAAGAGGCATTAAGAGATCGTAAAGGGATGTAGCAAAAGTACGATGGGCATCGTAGTTTGCCTCGCCGTGGATGACGGGTATCTGGTCATGGGGGTAGGGAGACTTATCGAACTGAATAATCACAGTCTCGTCTGCAATGACGATCCTATAAAGTCCGAAAGGTGCAGGGATGTTGAACCGTCTTGGATCACAGTACACATATAAAGTGTTTAAGATGTGAGCGTATCCAATCTTCGATCCTGCTCCACTTAATTCTTCAGAGGCACTAGCAAGGGCAGGGTCAATAGACTGTCCTCGGATAACCTCTTTCAAATAAGAGTTAGACCTCCAAGAGGTAGAAGGCCTGTTCTGTTCCAGCCGATCTAGGTTCTGGTAATGGTTACGTCTATGAAGCGTAGTACGAGAAGCCCAAGACCTATACCCAACAAACTCTGCTTCGTGGCGGTTTTGGCTGGTTACTCTAGGATCAGGGAAATAGGCCCAAGGGTCAATATTAACAGGAACATTACCATCAACGCCGTAGAAACAGGCGACTGGCGACATGCCATAGCGGTTGTTATCAAGAAAGATTTGATAGAGTCTTTGTTCATAACCTACCTTTCGCATGTTCCTATGTAGTTGATGCTCTAGAATCTTGGCGGCTCTGCGCTGATCGTCAGGGCCACTAGACTCTAATTTGAATGGAGGTGCGCCACCAAAGATTGCCAAGTTGTATGTGCAAATCGTGTCGCTGATTGCGCGAGAGTAAGGAGTCTTGATGGAATCAATAACCTTAGTCTTGCCCTTGGAGTATCGACCAGAGGCTTCGGCCTGAGACATACTACCTGTATTAAATGATCTCTGTGATGAATTGGACCTCTCCACAATACTGGCGGGAACATAGATATCATGGGTGACTTCTGAGTCCCGCCAGTACTGGTAGCGGTCTGATATCCTATCGTAAGATAAGTCAAAATGCGCTCTTGCGTAGTCTACGAGTTTCCGTTCAGTTTCTTGATCCAGCCATTCAGCCGCGTTGTCATCGCGGTTGAGAGCGTTACCAACAGCCTCAGGACCTTGCTGGTCAGGAAGCACAGTAGGAGTTTCGACTTCAACCCTAACTTGAGTAACAGGGTCTTCATCTTCTGCGTTAAGTTCGTCAACCAATGCTTGATCATAAATAGGCCCCGTTCTATCTAGCTCGTCATATGCAGTCTGCTCATTTACTGCATCTTTAATTAAATCAATCCGTGCGTTCTCTAAAGCTACCTCAGGGTCAACATAAGGACCCATCTGTCTGGGGTCTGCTTCTGCAATTCTTCCCTCTGCTATGTTGTCGTGTATCTGGTCAGTAGGGTTAACAACACTATCAATACCAGATTGCTCTCCTACATTGGTTGGTTTTCTAGCCATTCTAACCTCTAGTGCGGGGGTAAAATTGTTTTATGAAGGCGAGGGGCGTTATGGGTAGCATCACTCTTCGCCATTGTTTTTAACCCCCATTGTTTGCTCCCTCCAACAGACCTCTTGAGTTTCCGAGCAGGAGAAGCCTTGGTAGTACGCTTAGTAGGAGAACGCAACCGTTGATGGCCTGTCTTCAAACGAGGATTGCCGTGCATCACACCACCCAAATAAAGAGAAACTTAGCGAAGATAATAAGATGTTTACTGTTATTTGTCTAGTAATCGTGAGAAGCCTGACCTATTTCCCTATTTACATCTAAGGCTTGGTACATGTGGTGGGAAGCCATCTGCGGAGCAAGCTCAGAAGCCGCTAAGAAGAGGGCGGTCACACAGTCATCATGGAACCCTTTTGGAGCCTCGTATCTAATGCGGCCTGTTGCCGTGATGTTATAACTATAGGCTTCTAGCTCTTGCCATATATGCTCAGTGATGTTGTCTTGCCCATGACTATGGTCAGGCCAAGGTACTCTCAGGATTTCTTCCTCAATGAGGAGCATAAGGTTTTGCACCATCTGAGTTTTCTTTTCGTTAGTGAACTTAACTGGTCGAATAGCAAGGCCTTTTGCCGCAAGGTTATCGTAGATTGGATCACCCACTCCACTGGCATCAAGGACCACCGTTCCCCGAAAACGCGAACAGAATCTCTCAATCCTTGTTGTGACGATATTCCAGTCGAGATTATTAAACCTATCAAAGCCAATAACATTACTGGCAGGGTCCAGAGCAATACAAACAGTAAAATCAGTATGTTTAGCAAGGTCGATACCAACTCGACACATGTCTGCTTGAGGTAATAATTTAGTGTTTTCACTGTTTCTCCTCATCTTATCAAGCCCTCTAAAGACAGCCCCTCCACTGTCTAAGAACTCAGCCAAAAATTCCTGTTGAAAGATATCTTCTGGTAGCTCGTCTTTGAGTCTGTCTAACTCTTCGGGGGGAATGAAAGGATTAGTCTTGGTAGGGAACCTAAAAGATTTCCAAGGATTAGGTTTCCCTTGATCAGTCTTATCGGGTAGTCCCCTAAGAAAGAACTTATGTAGAGGGCCTTTACCTTTAGGAGTCCCTTGAAGCCATGCCCACCCTGCTCTGTCTAATAACATAGCCGCGATAGGCCCTGCCCAGAGGTCCTCTAAGTCTGAGATAAGCCCAGCCTCGTTTATGATAACGCCATCATACTGACCACCACGAAGGTTGTCAGGCTGATCAGCAGAAAAAAATACAACCTTATCTCCATTAATTAATCGGATTTCCATGGGGGGAGTTTCGATACTCTTCTGTATGAGACCTCCACTCTCCGCGAACATTTTAAAGACGCGAAAACTTTCTTTGCCTTGAGGGTTATAGACAGGGTTTAACCATGCGTAAATTTTCCCTCCTCTAGGAGAGACATGAGATAAGCTATGGGAAAGTATCTTAATACAAGCAAGGTGATCCTTGCCCCAGCGTCTACCGCAGACCAGAGTCATAAACCGATGTTCATCAGATAAGACTAGTTGTTGCCCGTGATGGGCTTCAAACGTGATCTCTTGGGTCATGGATAGACGCAACTAATTGATTTGACCGACACGGCTTCGGGATATTGAGAGAGACCGTAGGCTTTTAGGTTTTCTAGGTCTCCCCAAATCCACTCTTCACAATCGTCTTCAGTATTAAAGACCAACGGGGTCCCGTTAAACGAGTTAATAGTAAGAGCATCAGGGCCTGTATGGAGGGGATCAGGAAAAAACATAACTATTAAGATCACTAGTTCCTTCATTTGTTATGACCTAATAAAGTATTAAGACGGGTTATCTCTATAGGGGTCATACAAATCAACTTATATATTTTATTAACTTTAAGTGGGGGGTTAGTAGAGGTCAGGATATGGTTTCCCACACTAGCTATAAATTCAGCTTCGTTCTTATCCTTCTCCGCTTCGCACATGGCTTGGCTCTTGTACATATGATTAGAACCAATAAACCCAAGGGGCAATGTGGGATGACTAGTCCACACAAAAGCCGTGATCACAAATGCCATCATTAGTTCAACACCTCTGGCTTCTTAAAGGAGAGAGTACCGACCTGTTTAGCTTGGCCTGTATTTACTCCTTGGATAACCTCGCCCGTCTGTTCAAAATCAATCTCAGGACCACTCTGATTGATAGTGATATGAACTTTACCATCAGCCCGTTGGGTCTGGTCTCCATTCATATTCACAGGCTGTTGGTTAGGTAGCCCCTTCTGAAGGATCATTTTATATAGCTGTAACTGCCCATCCGTAAGAGCCGCTCCCTCTGGGACCAGCATCTGTACGGTTCCATTAGAACTAACGACCCTCTCAGGAACTGCTTCTAGATAAGTAACAAGACGGTCAGCCAGAGAAGGGAGCTTGGTGTATAGCTTATCTATAAATTGCCGTTGGTTACCAAGGAACGAGGGGTGCTGAAATAAGTTCTCCTCTTCCTCAATCTTGTTGAGTTCTCTGTCTAGTCTCTGTAACTGATCGGGACGTTTTTTTATTCGTCTAGCCATGAGGTCCTTCGCTGATGATGACAGTGATGACGAGGATGACGCTAATCCTATTAATTATAATAATAATTTAATTTATTAATAATATAAGGGAAAGCTAAATAGAAATCCAGCGTCATCGGTGTCATCACTGTCATCATCCTCTGGCCCCCTAAAAATAAAAAAATAAAAAAAATTTAAACATCTTTTCTAAGCCCTCAAAAATATAGGCACTAGGTTCACAGTCAATCCTCGCCTCGGCAGAAACCGAATCCGGGGTTCGACAGTGTCTTGGGATGCCCAGTCTGCCAAGGCCGTCAAACTGTCTAGGGCGGCTGGACTGATCGGCCCGGAAAATTCGCGCCGGGTATCCGGGTCCCCGGAAGCATTGCACGGGTAGGGCCGCTAGACATGGGACTGTCTGTCTACACTGTCTAGCATTTCGGGCTGTCTGAGATTACAGGCCTAGCGTTGGCAAACTGTGCTGGCCCCTATCCCCCAAGGGTTTCCGACTGGGTTAAGTGGAATTGGTTAGGCTGTAAGAAAACTGTAAAAACTACGTCATAAGCCTTGAATTTACAGTTATTACGACTATATTAGAGGTACACTTTTTAAACCAACCGAAAGGAAAAAACATGAGTATGCACCCACAAGTCGAAGCCCAGTTAGAAGGCTTCTATGAGGAAGGCCTAGCCAAGGGCCTTTGCGAAGATCACGCAGAAAAATATGCGTGGGCGAAGCACGAGGGATGCGAAGGTCTAGCAGACGCAATGCCAGAAATGTCCCACGTTGAATTCGCAGTACTTGCCGACATGGGCATGATCTAAAAACGGTTCGGAAAGGAAAATACAGTGAACCAATTTTCATACACCAACGAACAGCGCACGGCTTTAAAGTCGGTGCTGTCTAACACCATCAAAACCCTGCCGCAATTCGACGGCGTGAAAATTCACCTTCTGTCAGCGCAACAACTGACAGACTTAGCAGTCGAGGTAGGTATCAACCCTGCCGACTACGGCAAGCCAAAGGGGACAAAGGCCCCTGCCATGGCCCCTGCCGTGCAATCCGCAATGCCAGCCGTTGCGGTGGATGATATCCCACAAGGCCCTAAGGCCGTTCCCGAAACCATCACCGAAAAGCCTGTTGAAGTCGATGCAGAGTTAGAGGCAGTGATGGCCCTGCCGTTCAAGGAATTGGAAGGCCGTATTGCGGAGTTGATCACGGCCTCTCGCACTCCGAAAGTCGTGGAGAAAATTGTCGAAGTTCCAGTTGCTGGGAACGGGACCGCTCCAGCGGTATCGGCATCGGCCCCTGCTAATCGGGTCAAAACCGTGAACGCAGAGGCAGACAAATCTGCACCCGAATTGTTCGGGTTAAAAGACATGCCAGCCTTCCCAGTGAAAATATTTGATGCTGGGGATGCTGACGACTTTGACCCACATTATCAGTGGGACCCATTAGTCGCAAAGGTTCTCGCAATGCTGGGGGGATACCAAACCCACGGCAAATTTGTGGGTTGGTTCTATGGCCCTGCTGGGAGCGGTAAGACCTCTGCCGCTAGACAATTCGCATCCATCACGGGACGGCCCTTCTATGCGCTGACCTTTGACGGGACGATGTCTAGGCTGGAGATTAACGGGGGATATCAGGCCGCGCCTGACGGGTCCACCTATTGGAAAGATGGTATGCTGACCAATGCCATTCGCCAACCTCAGGCGGTCATTCTGTTGGATGAAATCACAAGGGCCTCGCCTGATGACCTCGTTTACTTCAATCAGGTCTTAGAGAGTAAAGGCCGTTCCATCACCATTCCCGAAACAGGTGAAAAGGTCCCCGTTGCAGACGGTGTGATTTTCATCACTGCCGACAATACCAACGGCACTGGGGACCCTGACGGGCGGTTTATCGGTACGAAGGTAATGGATACCTCGTTGACCGATAGACATTCCTTCACTGTAAAAGTTGAGGCCCCTACAGCGGATATTGAAGCGAAAATAATTGCTTCAAATACCAAGGTGACAGTTGCCGCCGCAAAGCAAGTGGTCTCCATGGGTAGGGTCCTCAGGACTGCAACGCTGGAAGGTCAGGCATCCAACCTAATGCCATCAGTGCGAGGCCTCACGGCCTTTGTAGTGGCGGTGCTAAACGGGTTTACCGCTGAAGAGGCCTTTGAGGTCACGATGGTAGGGAACGTCACCCCTGACGATTACGAAGTAGGACGGGGCCTGTTCTCTGAGCAAGTAAATCAGGCAAAAGTTGAAGCCCTGATCAGGCGTGAAGAATTCGTTGAACCATCAGGCGAGGAAATCGCAGATGAGGTAAACGCGAATTCTGCCGCTGACGGTGATGGGATTATCGACTGGAATTCCTGAGGGTTTATCGCCGTGCGGTCTCACAGAAGTGGGGCCGCATACGATGCACCTTTAGCATCAAGTGAAGTAGAGTAGAAAAGGAAAACGAAAAATGAGAGATGTAATAGCACAGGACTTATTCAACGGTTTACAAAAATCCATTCATACCAGTCTGACTAATGCTGGTGTAGATGTTGGAACCCTTGATGTGTTTGCCAAGGGAAACACCGCTGGCACTATCTGGAACTATGATCGGAAAGGGAAACTGCACACTGAAATATCCTTTCCATTTTTGCCAGCAACTGCACTGCTAAAGCGTTTTGAAGCGGATATTTTTCATGGGTACGCCATCCATGAAATGGGTCATAACTTGTATACCGATATAGCTGTATGGAAAGATGCCGTAGCACAGAAGGTATCTAGACTGGTCAACTGTTTTGAGGACCCTAGACAGGAACGTGAGCTAATCGCCAAGCACAAATTCGGGAACGCTAAAAAGTCCCTGACGGCGTTGACGGTTTACTGCGCGAACAAGGGTGTCCCTGCCATCACCGACTTGAGGAACTGGGGATACCTAGTGAACTTAAAAGCCTACCATTCATTGTATGGATGCCTTCCAAAAATTGAGGCAGAAATCAATACAGGGGCCTCTCTAGTGACTGTTGAAGTGGACGGGGAGACCATGACCGCTGAAGCATTTTTTGATCTGACGGTGCAGAAAATTGAGGCCGCTACAGGCGTGGCAGATATCCTAGAAATTGCTATTTGGTTTCGGGATATTGTAGGTGAACAGGAATTACCAGAACCGCCGCGCGGCAACCCTGAGAAGCCTGTCGATGACAATCCTGATGATACGCCTGTCGATGACAATCCTGATGATGATGATGATGAGGACTGGCGTATGGGCAATCCTGATAAGCCTGTCGATGACAACCCTGATGATAATGGACGCACGGGCAATCCTGATAAGCCTGTCGATGACAATCCTGATGATGATGGGCGTATGGGCAATCCTGATAAGCCTGTCGATGATAAGCCTGTCGATGACAACCCCAGTGATGACAAGACAAAGGAAGGCGAAGGGTGCAACCCTAATGCCCCCAAGCCCAACCCATTAGAGGATGATCAAATCCCTGAGGACACAGGCCGTGACATCACTGACCTAGTTGACCAAATTAAGGACCGTACCCAGTCAGACGTAAAAGACTGGCATGGTAAGGATTACAACGTAGGTATTATCAACGCTGATAAAATACTTCTAATCAAGGAACCACTGCCTACCCGTCCCACATACAAAAGATGGGTAAAACAGGTCAACAAAATCAGACAGGAAATGCTGTCACAAACTGCCGTTGCGAAAAATAAGTTGGGCCGATTACTGACCAACCCTGACCGCCATGGGGTTAAGAAGAACCAAGAAGCTGGACGTTTAGACCAACGTAAACTGACCGCACTACGCCGTGGCTCAACAACGGTATTCAATAAGCGTTGGAAAAAAGATGGGTATAGAACCTGTGTTTCTATCCTGTGCGATATCTCTTCTTCTATGCATGCCACTCAAATTCATGCCGTTAAGCAATTCGCAACGGTGATAGGTGATGCGCTAGAAGAGGCTAGCGTACCGTTCAACCTCATATCATTCCCCCAGATAGAAACACGGCGGTATGAACTCGCAAATGGTGAAAGGGCCGTGTATGTAGACGGGAACGGCAAGCCTGATAACGATTACATTTATGGTAGCGCGAGTGGGGGTGCAACCCTTGTTGAAGGTAAAACCGATACCAATAACGAATGGGGTGAGATGAGAGTAGAGGGTGTCGGAGGGTCCCTGTTAAAAGACTTCAATCAGAACTGGAAGGCCCGTTGCGGTTTCATATCCAAGCTGTCCCCTAATGGGGGGACCCCTCTAGAAGAGGCCCTTGCATGGGCTGGGTTGCATATCAGGAAGCGTGAAGAAGAACGTAAAGTGGTCATTGTGCTAACTGATGGCGGTGTGTCACACGTTTGCGCTTCCATTACACATCTCCTAGAGAAGTGGGGAGTTGAGGCCATTGGTGTAGGCATAGGGTTAGATGTGTCGCATGTGTTTAAGGTAGCAGTTGACCGCGCTCATGGTTCAGAGTTGTCCACTAGGGTTCTTGATACCTTGATTGCGGAGAGCCAGAAACACGGGCAAAAGGTAGCAGGTTAATCTGACTACAGCAGGTAGGTCATTCGATAGAAATCGAGTGGCCTACATGAAGCAGTCAGCTTCAATGACAGATTATGAAAGGAAAAAAATCATGTCAGTTTTTGATCACTTAAATACGTTCCCTGCGATAGGGTTCACCAACGACAAGTGTGGTCGGACTTCAAAGGTCAACAACACAGAACCTCTATGGATACTGTTCCATCATGTCCATGCACAGTACGGGGCCAGCATTAAGTTCATCAAGCCTACACCATTGGGCATATCGGAAAGCCTGTCTAAGGTGGAGAATATAGAGGCCGCTCTAGACGCGAATACTTTTACAGATGCGGAATGGAAAGCCCGTTTTGTCGTGGACTGGTGTGGTACGAAGTATATTGATGAGCAGACAGTACACACCATCTCAAAAGATGATTATAAGAAAACGATAGAGAGGCTTGCCGACAAGTTAGACACTAGTGTGTCCAAGAAAAGATGGGTTCCTAAAGACCATGCCCCTGCGACACAAGTGGTGTTCTACGGGATGCAGTCTAAGGAAACAGATAAGGCTTTCCTTATCGCCATCAATAACAAAAGCGAATGGTTTCCTAAGTCTAAGACTGAGGTGATAGGAACGATGCAGACGCAGGGACCTATCAGCATGACTGCCTACAAGACAGAAGATTGGCTACTTGTAGACAAGTATGGAAAAGACATGGCAGACAAATTCGTAGCGCACGAAGATAAAATTTTGGAGAAGCTCAATGCACAGTAAACATATTGAAAACCTTGGGGCAAAGATAACGGCCCGCCATAAAAAAGCTCAGACGACTGAGGTAACACCATCTGCAACTAAACCTGTAGACACAGACACAGACGTAGACACAGACATGGACCTACTTCTCACCATCCCATGGTTCCTTGATCATCGGGAATCAAATCCTCGGCGGGCTGAGTTCCTAAAACTCCAAGAGAAATTTAGGAAGGCTGAAGCGGAAAGGCGTAAGACCGAAGCCGCCGTAGTGCAGACGGTGCAGACGGAGTGCAAAGCTATTTCGGCATACCAGATGAAGTTGATGAAACGCCGCCGCAAATTAGAGGCGGTTAAGGTTCTACTCGACAGCATAAAAAAGGGTGATGTGATGTCAGGTAGAAAACTGAAAGCGGCTTTCATGTCCAAGGTGGACGGTGAAACATTACTCGAAACTGATTACGAGCGTGGGGTTCGGGTTCTATGCAAACAGCATCGCATAAGGAAAGTTGGTCGCTCGTATGAGAGGGTAAGATAATGGATAAGATCGTAGATTTAATCGTGAACATGTTCAAATATTGGTGGGTGATATGAGAGTTCCTGACCAATTATTAGATGCACGGTTTAACCGAAGCCGTAGGAACGCAGGGTTCTTGGAAAGTATTCCGACTGAGGACCCTAGACAAACTAATAGAACCATGTCGCCTGACCAGTTAAGGATCAGCATGTTAGCCATTGATATGGAGCCGAAGGAATTAAGGGCTTTGTTCGGGCTTACTAAAAGCGTGTACCATAACTGGTCTAGTGGACGCACCGCAGTCCCTAAAGGGATAGCAGATTATCTGAGGCTTAAAGTGGCCCAAAGAATTCGGGCTATGTCTATCGCTACGGGAACGCCTGTGCAATTAGATGAGGATACAATAAAACCATCTACGCACAGGTCGCTATCTGCAATAGAGAGTATACTGATAGACTTGCAGACAGTGTTGGGGGATGGCTGATGATGAAACTTATTAGCATGGCCCTCGCGTATATGTGCTGGATGCTGTTCGCATTGATGGTACTAGGATTGATAGTACTAGATGGCGAGGTGTCTGGAATGTATATGCAAACAACGGTATCCTTGCCTATCATCGGGTTCTTTTTAGCCGCCGCATCGGTGCATCTAGAAGGGACGCATGATGATAACAAAAGCTGAGAGGATACTT